TGGGGTTGGGGTTGGGGTTGGGGTTGGGGTTGTACTGGTGGGTTGGGATTAATTGGTTGATTTGGTTGTGGTGCTGGGTTATTAGGGAGACCAGCATTTGGGGTTGATGCCCCAGTATAGCCATCGTCGTCTTGTTCTTCTTGCGGTGAGAAAAACCTAACATTTGCCAAGCGACTAAGACCTTTTCTTAATTGGTTAGTTGCTTTAAACTCGGGCAAATTCATCTTTGAACCTGACCAGTCACGCTTTATACCTGAATCAACTGGTGTAAACGGTGGTCGGGTGGGAGCCTTGGGGAATTGGAGATTTCCCTCTTTAAAGGTTGGATTCAAACTGTAGTCACTCGTTGGAATGGAACCCTTCATTGTCCTGCTAAGGGCTTTTTCTATGTCACGGTCAAAAGTGCTCATCCTAATGACTCCATTGAATAGCGCCCAGTGCCTGTCCATTCGCCTGAGGCGAGTTCTGTGCGTCTTACGGGCATGCCTGAGAGCCATGAGCGGTTGCTCGCGGCGTATCGGTTAATAGACAGGATGTCGTTGATACCAGCGACCATCTTGATCATTCCTCGGGTCTCAGGGAATAGCATTTGTGGGTGTGCAGGGCGAATGTTACGAATAGTTTCGGGGTCGCTAATCGCGGCTTCTAGAGCCTGATCAACGAGAAACTCTTCATGGGATTGCCAAGGTTTTGCCATAAAAATTACTTGTTTTGGTTCTTCTTATTACTATCCCAGCGAATATTATCAAACCCAGCCCGTATGTCTTTGACTTGTTTCATAAAAATAGCGTCGGTGTCGTTGTCTTCTCCAGCGATGCGACCATCGTGGTCATTTCTCCCTACCTTACGCTTTCGGCTTCTCGCTTGTCCGTCCATGGCTACTTCTCCTTAGTTTTAAGTGTAGGTCTTTGCTTAGGTTGATTATTAAACTTATCATGTACAACGCCCTTGATGGCTTCGCCTACCGCTTTGAAATCATCACTAATTTGATCAGCGGGAGTTGGCTTGAGCCGTGGTCGTTGAAATTGTGGTCCGTTGAGTTGTGTCATGATTTACGCAAAGGTTGGTCTTCGTAACTCTCATCTTCGGTAAGTGGTGCTTCGTGAAGATCAAGACCCAATGGGTCAGTATCTTCATTTGCTTTTAACAGCCGTGCATAGTGTGAATTGCGATCTGTTTTTCGTGCTGGGTGTTGAGACTGAGAGTCCATAATTTAATAATCCTCTTCCAAATCTCGTCGGTTTGACATTCTGTTCATAGCACTACGGCGTGTGTCGGGGTCCATATCGTCGTCCCAGTCACCAGTACCATAGTACTCATCTTGCTTATCTAAGCGCGATTCATGCGAACTGCGGTCTGTCTTGCGCCTTGGGTTTAATGATTGTCCGTCCATCAGTACATATATCCTTGTTCGGGGAGGTTATTTCCTGCCTTAGATTCATCATGACCAGTACGGAAGTGCACTTGGCGTGGATTTAAAGAACGCTCGTCCCACTGCCGTGGTGCGTACTCGTCACCTGATGAATTATCGCGGTCGTTGGGAGTAGTGGGTGGCTTTTTACGACCACCACCGCTACCCATATTTCCACCAGCAAGTGGTTTTAGTTCTTTAACAACTTCCATCACTTACCGCAGTGGACGCACTTATCAGTCTTAGTGCTGGTCATTGGGTATGAAGGACCAGTCGGTTCCTGTGAGGTCATGTAGCCCTGCATAGCAATGGCTTCAGCCTGTGACTCAACGGGACCCCAAGCCTCATCATAGAGGTTGTCGCCTTGGTTGTAGTCATCGCCCATATAGGCTTGAGTACCACCCTGCGATGGTGCGGTTGCTGATGTACCCCATGCTTGTGATTGCTGGCGGTTACGGCGGTGAACGCTAGGGATTACTTTTGCCATGATAATTACTCCTTAGGATGTGTTTACTTCCACATTGGTGCAAGTGATTTTAGCATGCTTCTTCGTTGCATATCTATAATCTGCTTGTCGGGGCGCTCTAAACCACGCGGAATACCACGCGGTCCTGCCTTCCCGTCATTGGTTAATCGGACTGGTTCTGCTCCTGGGGGTGCGAACTTCTTACCCTGAGATTCAAGTTTTATACCAGTTAAAAGGTTAAATTCGTCAGGCCAAATGTAATCCCCAGCGTTAATCCGCTCACCCTTGTGGACGCCGCGGGAGTACGCTCGCTGGTTGGAGCGAATAGCACTGGATAGTTTGTCTTGACGGCGATTACTAGACATGGTGCCGAGGTAGCCATCGGGGTATTGAGTATCAGGACCAACACCAAATGCGGAGATGCGTTGGTCTTTGGCGTTACGGAATACAGGCGTTGGACCCGTGCCTGAGACCATACCTGACTCAGGGCTAGATGATGGGGACTGCCAGTTGGCAAATGAGGTAGCCACTAGCCACCAAATCCTGGAGATGTACCAGTAAACATGCCACCTTGACCGCCACCGAAAGGTTCTACGGGGCGTGGCTTTTTAATTCCTCGCTTGATGAACTCGTTGCGAGGGTCGGGTCGGTATGTTTTCTTTGCCATCAGTCGTAATCGTCCCATTCATAATCTTTAACTTTGGGTTTAACTTTGCTCTTATCTTTAGATGCTTTTCTTACATAGTAAAGATCGTCATCTTCATCATCAGTTGAGTATCCCAAATTGTCCAGCATGTCATCCCATGAGGGTGGGTCTAGCGGTGCCATATTGTTAGCCTTTTACTTCTTTTTTCTACTCTTTTGTTGCTTTTTTTGGAATTGTTCCCACGGCATGGTTCCACCATCTTTGAGGTGTCTTGCGTGTGCATCTCGGTCAATATTTTCATATGCCTGTGTTTGTGTTGCGGTTGCTTCTACCTTGCGCTTGGCATGGTGTTCACGGTTCTCGGCTTGTTCTTCCTCGCGGGTCTTGGAGCGAGGTACTTCACCCTGAGTGACCGTCAGTGGGTCTGTCAATTCTTTTTGGCGCGTAGCCTGTGTCTGTGCGCGCTCTACCATTTCAGGGGTTGCCATAGACGGGTGACCTGCTGGAGCACGATAGATGGGTGCGCCAGTATCTTCCATCATTCGTCGGATTTCATCGGAATGACGGATCGCGCGTTCTGCGACTCGGGCGTCTTCCAAGCGACCGAGTGCTGGATCAAGGCGTTGGTTACCTAGCACACGACCGCTACGCGTAGTAACCCTGAAGTTCGGGATGCTCGTAGAAACAAAAGATGAAGGATTTTCGTCAATATTTGGTCGTGGGGTTGTTCCAGTACCAGTACCACTGGTTGAGCGTTGTCCTTCGCCCATACCTAATTCAGACTCTTGTAAGCCCCCAGTATTACCAGCACCGACGCGACCTCTAGTGGGGTCCTGCTTATCGGGGTCGTGAGCACCTACTCCCCAAAATGATTGTGCGCGGCTAATGCGCGACATTGCTTCTTTATATGCTTTTGAGACATCATCAGCCATAATTACCTCTCTACAGGTTTGAAGGACATAGCACTTATTGTAGTACCATTTTCGCCTTCAATGTCATCAAAACCTATGACAAAGGTGAGGTCCACACCGCGTGGTGCAACGAAACCACGGGCAATAGCGCAAGCCTTGACGGCTTGGTTAACGGCTGATGCTCCGATAGCGCGAATCTTAGGTTGCTGTTTAGCGATAACTGCACGAGCAATAATTGAGCCGACGCTTTGGGGATTACTGCTACCTGACACTTTAATAATGTCCTCTAGCGGCGCATTTAGTTCTTGAGACATTTGTACTCCAATATAAAAGGGTTTGTTTAACCCTCCCATCTTAGAAGTAATTAGCCTCTTTAAGCAGTTCTATAAGGTCATCTAGGCGTAAGACAGCATAAGTATCACCTAGTGAATTAACTCCCTTATTTGGTCGTTTAACTACTAGAGCAGGAATTGCGTCACCCTTGTGTTTGGCTTGTTCTACCGTTGCGTCAAGCCATTGGCTGAGTTGGAACTGTCGTTGGTTCTTACATTGAACAATAGCATTTCTACCAGTTACTCGGTTTTTAATACCGTTGATATCCCCAGTATCAGCACCACCTTTTAACGGGGTGCGTTCTGCATCGGGAAAGCCATGCTCATTAAGGTAGTTCTTAATCATCGTCTCAAACGATGTGCCTTTTTGTTTAGATGGATTTGCCACCATCAACCCTTTTTGAAAGCCTTGAGGATGTCATCAGTACTCTTGTTATCCCATTTGTACATTGATGCAATAATCTGAGCCAGTTTGTCACGGTCAGCCATAAGGGTCTCAATGAGATGGACCGCCTCAGCAAACTTAACAACATCATAGGAAACCCCTGATGTTGTGCTGATCGTTTGTTTATTCTTGAGCCATTCGTAGATGTCACTCATGGTGCGTACCTTGCCATTCTGTTGTCTTTACTACCAAGACCGATGCGCCGTGATAGTTCGCGGGATAATAGTTGTGCGCCTCGCTCACAGGTATCAAACATAGTCTGTACTAGTTTACGATATGCGCGAGCAACTTGGTATGCCTCCTGCTGGGCAACCACCACGGGGTCTACATCGCGTCGTGCTTTAGCCAAAGTTACTCGGTCAGCCTTGTCGGCTGAATTCCACTGGCTGATCAGGACCATGGACTCAGACAGTCGGCATTTGTGTGACTGCTTGTCTTCGTCAATTTCAGCCTTAACTAACTCAGCCTGTGAGTACGAGACCCAACCCATGAACTCTCTATAGAAGTTCATCAGATCGGCGTCTGACAACCCGTCTAGGTCCCTCGGTATCTCGGGTGGAGACTCCCCTGGTCTCGCTGGGAGGCTGAACTTGTCCATGAACCTCTCCAATGGATCGTTGGACGGTACTGATCTGATTATCCGTGTCATCATCTTCTCCCCAGCATTTGTTTTTGTATGGGCATTTTTTGCATGTTGCGTTGTCTATTCCTGACGCCCACATTGGGCGCATAGGTGGTCTCTTGCCTTCAAGGTGTGCATTAACATCGTCGCACCCAGCAAGGATATTCTCAATAATCTCAGGTTGAAACTTGACATTGAATTCTTTGACATCCTGAGTGGGTTTCCATTCGTAGATGAATGCTAGTTCATGGATGCCCGTGCAAAACATGTACATGTTTGCTTGGCGGAGGTGGGACGGGAAAGGCTTACGGATGCGGTTCCATAACTCATCTATGGTTATTTCACCCTTAGAGTAAGGTACGAATAACTCAGGAGCCTCAAATCTAATAGTCCCAGTGCCGACACTCTTAATCTCAATCAAAAGTTGACCGTTTGCGTCTTCAACGATTCCGTCTGCATGACCCGTGATGTTGTATTCCTCATTACGGATCGGGACTTCTGCGTAACGGATACTGTTAGAACCACAATTACATAATGAGAAGTCTTCTTCTGAGACAGTCCCACAGACATTGCATTTGAATAGCCCCCGTAGAACTCCAGCGTTCCGTAACCATTGTTGCCACTTGTGGTGGATGGCGTTACCTTCAGCAAAGATGTTAAGGCGACCAAAGGTGAGTGTCTCGGCTGGCTTAGGGAAACCCTTAATCGCGTACCATGACGAGCGCGGGCACCAGTCCTTCTTGCAGATTTCGCTGGGGTGTAAGCCTAAGGTATCGCGCTTAGCCTGACCATTAGCATTTTCTAATGATGCCTGGACTCGGACAATCGGAACAATCCGACCAATTGACTTTGCATTTTCTTTGAACTGGTCTAATAACCATTTACTGCTACTCATTGATCATCTCCAAGAAATCGTCTTCGCGCAGGATGACATACCTCTTGCCACCTAAGTCAAATTGTAGAACTGGTGTTCGGTCTTCTTTGATAGCCACAGTTTCTAGATCACGGAGGTCCGTGAACTTGATTGAGTAAGACTTAAGGTTATCTGTAAACTTATTCTCAATAAGAAAATGTTCTGATCTGACATCATTCTTACGCAACCAACCCGATCCTGACCCAGCGTTACGACTCCCCTTATAGGCAGATGCTGTTCGGTCTTCTTGCTTGCGCGATTTCTTCTGAATGTATCGCTTTTCGCTACCATCTGAGCCGATGATCATTTTCTTTTGTTTCGGGGGTTAAGCATTGAAGCGATGGTAGTGATGTTGTCAGTATGTTCTTTTGACCAATTATTATTGATGGCTTCTTGAATTGCGTTAAGTAACCGATCTTGAAGTTCGCGTTTTTTGGTGCTTTCTGTCTTTACAGGTTTGTCACATCGTTCTTCGGGTGCCCAGTCGCTGCGGTACTTACGGTGCACATACGGGTGGCATCCTTTTAATAGTTGATTTAAGGTAAAAACTTCCCCACAACCATGAAGGTTACTTAACGCTCCACTTATTTGTCCGTGGTGCAGTCCAAGTATTTCTCCACAGACATGCCAAGTCAAGCCATCTGCGCCTGCCTCGTCAAGTACCTGTAGGACTTGATTTTGCCGTTCGGTAAGTTTTCCTGAAGTAACTTCGTTTATGGCGCGATTCTTACTTGCGGGTCGGTTAACAAAGCCACCAGTGCCATTGTAAATTGTGAATAAAGACAATTGGGTGCTCACTTTACTGCAAAATGGTTTCGGGCAACTTCAGTAAGTGCGTTCCGAAGATCAAGGTCTTCACGGACTGACGCAAGGACAGCGTCCTTACCCTGCCACTTCTGACCATTGAATGAGTAGAACGCTCCAGCGCGTGTGATGGCGTTAATAGCAATGGCGATGTTAACGATATCTTTTATGGTGTCAAACTCACCGAGTTTAAAACCGCTGATACTGCCGTCTGCAAAGTAGAAGTCAACTTGTGCTGTCTGTTGTGGTCGGTAAGTCTTATTCTTTAAAGTACGCGCTTTGATGACCTGACCAAAGGCTTCGTCCTTTTCCTTGATCCACTCATCTCGTTTAACTTCTACGCGAGTGAAGTAATGGTAGTTCTTAGCCTTACCCCCTGGTGTGGTTCGGGGGTCACCATACATAACACCAATCTTTTCGCGCCACTGGTTAATCATTAAACCCGTGCAACCACGGTCAGTATTAACCATTGAACGCTTCTGAGCCTTGGCGCTCTTCTTCATAAACTTGCTGGTGAGCCGTGCACCGAGACCTACGGTGAACTCTTCCATTGTCTTTTCGTTCTCATCATTAGGAATAAGTGCTGGGAATGAGTCAACCACAATGCAGTCCACGGCTCGGTTGTCTAGAGCCTTGGTAATTAGGTCGTATGCCTGCTCCATGATGTTGGTCTCAACAATCCAAATACGCTCTAAGTCAATCCCAATTGCTTGGGCATACTCAGGAACGAACTCCTCAGCCGCAATCCATAGGACAACCCACTCTGGGTCTAAGGCTTGGTTAGCCGCGATTGTCTTTAGAACAAGGGCAGTCTTACCTGAGGATTCATCTCCAATGATCTCAGACCATTGGTTGACAGGCCAACCGCCACCGAGCATGAGGTCAAATGCCAAGACTCCCGTAGTGATACGGGGAAGTTCTTTACGCATTTCTGAACCCTTGATGATGGTGTTGGCACCATGCTTCTTATTGATGATGTCTTTGATTGATTCAAAGGTATCCATCTTGTTCTCCGATTGTTAGATAGACCAAGAAGATTGGTCTGCTTGTGAGTATTTACCATTCCATCCGCAACAGTAACAGCGGGGTGCAGGTGCATGACCATTGATCATTGCTTTTGATCGGCTGAATACTAGGTTACTTCCACATTCAGGGCAGTTATGCGTTTCACGGCGAGATGCTTCTCCGCCCTTCCATGAGCGTATTGCTTCACCCATGTTAATTTCACCGTTTGCGTCAACAGATGCTTGAACTTGTGATTGTGCCTGAGGTGCAGGTTGTTGAACCTGTGGAAACCTAATATTACTCGGACTAGATGGCATTGTAGATGGGGGCGTCCGAGGCGGGGGTGAGGGTTGATTACCTATTTTTCTTGACCACCAGTCACTCATCGTCTTCATCCTCTCGTTCTTCGTTGAAGTATGCGTCCCAGCCGTCATCCTCGTCGTCATAGTCGTCGTCGGAATCAGCAGGGTCAATTGAGAACATACTAATCACTGAGATCACCTGGCTGAGTGCATCGGGTGGAATAACTAGTGGGATTTCTCCACATATTTTAATATCTTGGTTATCTAAGAGCATGGTTATAAGTGAAACACCAAACGAGGTGAACAAGGCGACGGAAACAGCAACTTCCTTATCATCAAGACCATTTTGCAACTGAATAATATGTGATACCCATTCAGAGCATTTCTGAATGTCATCAAGTAACCCAAGAGCCTTTAAGGTAACCCACTTTCCCATAACATCTGTGGTCTCCTGCTCCATGACTTCTTCCGAAGGGAGCGAAAACCCAGCCATCTCGGCAATTTCTTGACCGTCCTCTGGGGACATAGTCAGAAGGAATGTCCTATGGTTTAATGGCTCATACTCTTCGTTCATTTTCCCTTAGCCTCCGACCATGAGTTTGCTGAATGACAGGATACCTTCAATGGGATACCAGCGATAACTCGGTCTTGACCCATGGCTTGAACCATTACTTTTTGTGCTTCTTCTATATTTTCATTTGGAACTGCTACCACTAATTCGTCATGCACCTGTACCAGTATCTTGGCATTGAAAGGTTTCAATGCTTCGTGGACATCAATCATAGCAATTTTGCAGATATCAGCCGCTGAACCTTGAACAATAGCATTGATTGCTTGGCGTTCTGCTCGTGCTCGTAGACCTTCATCACGACTTGTAAGTTCAGGTAGCCGACGACGACGACCCGACAAAGTACTCACATACCCGCGCTGTATTGCTTTTACTATTTCAGTATTCTTCCACGCAGATATTCCACTAAATTGTTTGTAATAGTTATTAATTACTTCTCTTGCTCTTTTTTCAGTAATACCTGTAGTACGAGCAAGTTTCTGTGCACCACCACCGTACGCTGTCAGGAAGTTAACTCCCTTACCTAACTGTCGTTCTTCGGAAGTTACATCTGCGACTGGTTTGTTTAAGACAAGGGCGGCAGCGCCAGCGTGGATGTCCTGCTCCTCAAGGAAGAACTTACTCATATTCTTATCCTTAGAAAACATACACATAACCCTTAGTTCAATCTGATCATAGTCAGCCACAAGCAAGGTATGACCGGCTGGTGCTACGAACAAACTCCGGATGCTGGAGTCTCTTGGAATGTTTTGAAGATTGGGGTTACTGGAAGATAGGCGACCAGTTGCAGTTCTGTGGAGATGGTATGAGGGGTGGAGGCTATTGTTGACCAACTTCAAAAGGAGACTCTCAACATAGGTTGACTTCATCTTCTTTACTTCTTGCCACTCTAGGATTAAGGGAATAAGTGGGTGAGCATTTTCAATGAAGCGCAATGCCTCTTCGTCAACAGAGGACGCACCCTTGGCAGTTTGTTTATGGGACTTTAAACCAAGACCACCATCTGCCTTGCTTTTAAATAAGAACTCTTGCTTGCTCTTGTTGCTATCGGGGTTGAACCCTAAGGGAGTGAACTGAGACATTTCATTTAAGAGATCGCGCATGCGACCGTCTAGTTCCCTACCGAGAACGACCATGGCGCTTTTCTTGACAGGAATGCCAATATCTTCCATGTCCATAATGACACGGAGTACGACCATATCCTGATCAAGGGCGTTCCGTAGACCTTCTTTATTCTTGATCTTGTTCCACAGTCGCTTGTATAGCATCCATGTCCAGCGAGCATCTAGGTGCACATACTTAGTAGCCGACGAGAATGCCACGGTATTGATGATCTTGCCAAGTTTGCCCTCTTTGTAATAGGCATCATGACCGTCATAGTTGTGTGCGATTAAATCCGTCAGGCTGTAGCCACGAAGGTTCTCATTTACGATGTGTTGCATGAGCATCGTGTCCATGAATCCTGACAAAGGCAACTCAACATTTAAGTACTTGCGAATTGAGCGAGCGTCAAACTTGACATTATGACCCACCTTGATGATATTTGGGTCAGCAAATAAAGGTTCTAAGGCTTTAAAAACATCAGAACGAGATAACTGTTCGGGTGGTGCACTGAACACAGCGGGGATACGGTAACGAATCTTTGCCTCAGATTCCGTTCCATCCTTTTTTAGTTTGCGGTAGCCAGTAGGGGGGACGGTTGAACCGTCACCAACCTCTTCGGGAACAAGAATTTCACCGCACAGATGACCCATTGGTATAGCCCAGGAATGACCATCAGTGGCTATACCAATCCAAAAGACTTCGTTACGCAAGGGGTCAAGGGCGATGATACCTCGCCACTTTTCCATCAGTCGTTCTTGCGTGGCTTCCCTAACCGCTGGGGAAGTAGTCACCATGTCGGCTAAGTGCTGTTTGAGTTCAGTGTTAAATGCATTCATAGCGTCTGCATGACGCTCAACTATTCCGCGTGTTTCCACATCAAATGCAAAAGCGCCTACGCTTTGTATGATCTTAACGATCTCATGGATTTCTTCAATCGTAGAAACAACAAGGGGAGGGGTTGTTAGACCCCTCCCCTCGCTACGAGTACTTACGCTCATGCGTCTTCGGATGAAATTGCGAGTAATTCTTTACGACTGGGGATCGGGATGATCTCCTCAGTATAAGCACTCCGAAGAAACTTGCCTAAGTCGTCATCGCCCAAGTCCTGAACGCCCCATTCCTCTTCAAGGTCACGAGCCTTTACCAATTGATGGTTGGTAGCGGTGGTCGCGCCCTTGCCTGAGCGTGAAACTGCCCAGTAGTGCTTGGGGAGTGGTCCTTGGCGAGGATCATCATTGAAATTCTTTAACTGGTCAATGACGCGTGAGCCAACTTCGTATGAACGAAGTACGGGGTCTTCACCTTGAGTCAACAGGACCACATTGAATGCAAACTTGTTGCTGGGCTTGTTACCTGATTCGCACAGTGGGCACCCACGATCATCAATATTGGCGATGCAAGTAAATGACTTCTGACCAGTGCGCTCCATCCAGTGTTGGCGATAGGCGGCGTATGGTGCGGCTTCAAGGAACTTAATAACAATTGGTTCTTCAGCAATCTTGAGGCGCTGTGCGTATGACGAGTCAGTGACACTTGACTTCAACTGGGAGACACCTTCCCAACCACCGCGAATTACTTTGCGGGGTGCTTCTGCAACTTTAGTTGCTTTACGCACAGGGGCATCATCTTCGTCATCGTCCTCAATGGCTCGTGACTTTCTTGGGGCTTCGTAGGCGACTTCGTCTTTTTCAAAAGCGTCGTCGTCATCATCGTATCTCGGCATGGTGTTTTCTTTCTCGTGTGTGTTTGTGTTTGTTGGTTACCTGTCGGGCGCCTATTGGCGACCGATAAGTTCTTGGTGACCGAGCATATCTTGCGATTTGCTGTTCGGCGCGTTTTTCTTAAGAATATCCCAAGTCACTTGGGCCAATTAGTTATTGCATAATGCCTAAAGTCATTCCAGTGCTTGGAGTTTCTGTCGTCCAAGTTGAAGCGCTTTATACAGTCGTTCAGGAATTCTACTTGCTTGCGAGTATACAGGCGACGACCCTTGGGCACTTTGTTCGGTAATTGTGACTTCCGAGGTGCGGATGTCCTGTAGTTGGTTTTTGGTATCCAACCTTGATGCTCCCACATTCTTAATGTACTTGCTGATCGGTTAATTGCTTTTCCTGCTTCACCAATTGTAAACATTTCTATATCTATGCCATTAATGCGGTAATTCTTAGATCGCGCACCATTGATGGTATTTATTGCAATTGGTTTGTTTTTACCTCTATTTTTAGGTGGACGAGAACCAGGCCAGTCGGGCAATCCTCCCATTAATTCAATTGGGTCAATCCCCATTGTTATTCCTCGTAACTAATAATACCGTCAGACAAGTTATCGCACCATGCGACTATCCGTTCTTGTTCATCTAATGAAACACCAGTTTCAGAATCACATAATGCATTTGCTAAGTCTTCAGTTGGACATACGGAGATTACTCGTAAAAGACTGACAATGGCATCCATGGTTAGGATGAACTCGGAGTCTCCTTTGTAGGTTTTTTGGTTGTCGTTATGAACGGTACGGCGCCACCAGTGTGTCGGGAACACAGAGGTGGACCGTTTGTTGGGATCATCGTCTCCAGTAGAGAGCCACATTTCGGACATTCCCATCTCCCGGGAGGCACTTGATCGGTTGTTGACTTAGACATGACTGCCTCCCTTTGTTTTAAGGTTATCATGTATTACTTTTTAGGTTCAATGACTTTAAAAGCCCATGATTCCTTCTCGGAGTACAGTTCCTGGATTTCTGACTGCATTTCGGGGTGTTCCCAAGCCACTGTGGCGAGGGCATCTTCATCCAACATCTGAACGGTAACGGATATCTGATCCCACAGGTCATTCTTTTCAGCCCATTCACGGGCTGACTCATGATTCAAAGAAACTGAGACGCGACGCTCGCGCTTTAATTGAATACCACCCTTGGTCTCAATCCATTTGCTCCCCTTATGGTCGGCATACCCATCAGTGTCAACTAGCGCCGACAACTCTTTTTTCAATTCGTCGGTACGGGCAGTGGCTAAATCACTGAAGGTCTTTGACTTGAGGTATTCCTCGGTAAGTCTTTGGATGTAGTTGTCCTCAGACGGTGATGGTTCTTGTCTAATAATTTTGGGCATTTGGTCCTCCTTGGTTGGTTTGTCAATATAACAGCGCAAATTACCAGTTTGGCATTTGCGTTGAGTTTAGTAGTCCGAGTTCTATCTCGTCGTTGGTCATGTCACCAATATCCTTGGCGGTAGTCCCCGAATAATCCCACCACCATACACCTTTGCGGAAGTATGGCAAGGTTTTAAAGAACTTCTTTGATGATTGTTTCCCAGCATCATCGTTATCCATTGCAATGATTACCTTGTCAGCAACCGACGCAAGAAGACTAATCTGTTTAATACTGACAGCCGCTCCAAAAGTTGCTAATGCTTGTGGCTTGTCAAAGACACTGGCAAAACGCACGACATCAAGTGGTGATTCAACCAGTATTGCTGTACCACCTTTGAAGCGTTCAATACCAAACAGGCTCTCGGATTTCTTGACACCAACTGGAAAGTTGCGTACCCAGTCCCGAGCCTTGGTCTGCCACCCCTGCAGATCACCAAACTGATTGACAATGGGAATAATCCAGGCGGCGCGCGATGTATCCCATCGGATACCATGACTTCGGGCTTGGTCGGGGTCAATCGCTCGTTTCCTGAGTTCTATTTCGGGTGCGGCACCAAACTTTGAAAATGAAATCCAATCAACTTCGGGTTTCTTTTTAACAACTTCTACATCAGAAGTAAGTCTTTCTAAGTTACGGTCAATCAAAAAGTGGTGAACAGCCATAATTGCGTCTGGTTCGCCAGTCAATTCTGAGACCAGCATGCTTAAGGTTCCGCGGGCACCGCATGAGAAACAAATCCATAGACCAGTCTCTGCGCTCATGCTCCATGACGGGGAACCATCATCGCGTCCCGTGACGCGCTTGTGCACGGGACAGCGTCCTGAGATTTCCTTACCCTCGGCACGACGAATGTCTACGCCAAGTGTTTTAAGGACATTCCCAAGATCAGTCAAATGCGTCTCCGACACCATAGCCATCCGCAGTCACCTCCGAGAAGTCCATGTTCTCCCAGTCCCACTTAATGTGTACTTCACCTGTGGGTGCAGAACGAGCCGCGACAACGCGAATGATTGCTTGGTCGTCTAAGTCAGGGTTGCGCTCAACGCCGAGTACTAGGTCTGCGTCTTGTACGAATGACGACGAGTAGCCGATTGCGTCGGTAGTAATTGCTCGCGTCTTTTTATTACCAAGTTTCCAACTAAGAGCCTGCGTCGTTGCTACGACAGGAATGTCAAGTTTTTGAGACATACGCTTTAGACCACGGGTGATGTTGGTTAACGCCTGTGGGCTTCCTTTGGCTTCACCTTCCTCGTCATCCATGAGGTACACGCCGTCAACAATCAACAGATCAGGTGAGTACTCCTTGACCTTTCCTGTTAGGGCTGAGATAGTCGTGAGCGATGAGGTGTCCTCACTAAAAATAAATGGTTGCATGTTCTTGCGTTGCATAAGGGAGCGACGAATGCGTTCCATTTCTTTGTTGTCTAACTCACCACGCAAAATCTTGTTGAATGGAGTCTTGGAGATGATTGCGTCGTAACGCGCTTCTTGTTCCTCAATACTCATTTCAAAAGAAACGAACATGGGAATCTTGCCATGAATGTGGCAGGAGTTAGCAATGATAAGAGCAAATAAGGACTTACCACGCTTTGGCTCACCCACGAACACAACGAACTGTTGCGGTCTGAGACCTGAGGTAATTCTGTCTAAACCAAAGAACCCAGTAGGAATACCTCGTAGGGAGTTTGGTGTGCTACGCATTTCTTCGTAGCGCATAACGCGCGTTTCCCAGTTTTGAATAATATCAATGTCCCGCATACGGGACACTTCAACTGCGGCTGTTTGAATACCAACCGTCAGCGTGTCTAGGGCGTCTTTGGTACGACCAACATTCAACAACGGCATAGTTGTTGAGATGACCTCAATCAAACGGTGCTGGGTATGTGCCTGAAAGATTTCTTCAATGAGCCGTGAGAAAGTTTCTGCCTCGGCATCAAACAACTGGATGTCAGCGTATTGAGATTTAAATACACGCGCCGTTGGTACGGCATTGTGCTCTCGGTAAAAGCCTGTAAGCCACTGCCATATGTCCTGCCATGTGTCTGAGAAGTGCTCAGCCTTAACTCCGGATTTTAACGGAGTAGAGATATCCGAAGTTTGGATGATCTTTGAAACTAGGAGATGTTCGGGTGAGGACATTATTACCACGCTCTTTCAGACCCAAGTACTGTAGCGCGCATCCCAATGATTGCTTGCTGTTCTTGTGTAGCAACATAAATAACATGAATGCTTCTGTTGAAACGCAGGTCTTCTGCCAATGTTTCAATGTCAGGGTAAGCCTCTACTGAAGTGGAAACGCCCTTACGGATTAGCCAATGTTCAATTTCGGGTACTGCCTCAACTGGCATGAGCGTATAAACCAATGTGCCAATACCGCGTCGGTTAATTGAGTCGTTGAGTGACTTCAGAGGTAACTCGTTTGGCTTCATGGTGTTAACCAAAGTCGGCATGTCTTTGGCTTTTGATGCAAACCAATTGCGGACTGACTTTGTACCTTTTGGGTAACTTGCCAGCACTCCCTCAAATAAAACAGCCTGTTGTATGGGTGCGTAGGGTGCTAGGTCATTACCCTGCATCAAGACACCGTTGTGATGGTCATGTCCTCTAGGACAGTCGCAACACGGTCACCATACCGACGAATAAATTCAGTTGGGGAGAGGTGGGTTGTAATGATTGTTTTGCGAAGGTCTTCGTTGCGTCGGCGTAGCAAACTACCAACTTCATGTTGTGAGAATTCGGTGGATCGTTCGTGCCCAACTGCATCAAGCACAACAATGTCAAAAACACCCTTGAGGTATTTGACGATGTGTGGCATTGAGTACATCTCGGGAAGTTCGTTATCATTATCAAATTGGTCCTTGAGCATTTCAACATAACGCTCAGAGGTGATACACCGACCTGATAAGGGTTTGGTGTTGAGAATATCCTTCAGGATTCCAACAGCGATTGGTGTCTTTCCTGAACCACTTGGGCCATGTAAAAACAAACCGTTTGATTCACCGTTGGTGAATTTAGCAATGGCGTGATAAGTCTTGTCTGATACCCGAGACGAGTCGTACTCAGCGCGCTCCCACCGTGGTGGGAAGTTTGCCCATGCAAGGCGCTCTTCTAGCGGACGGTTCTGCCACCATCGTGCAGATTTCCAATCGGTCGGCGGTGCTGAGATCATTTTGTGGTTCCCTTTGTGAGTTGATAATTAATTACTGCTTGCTTGAGCGACGGTGCAAGTTCACGCAAGTTCTTGCGAGCAATAACATCTGCTGGTATTTCTACTCCAGCGTCAACCAAAATATTACGCACAGGCTCAAGGTCATTGTCAAGCATTGTCGTGCAGTTTGTTAAAAGAAACGAGGCTGACTGGATCAGGGTGTCAAACATGGGCATGTCGTCAAATGACACCTCAGCAATATTCACCAACAATTCGGGGTACCTGTAGGCAACATCCATTCCTCGTCTCCAAATAATCTTTTGCATTTTTTGATTAATGCCATCACCCCACGGGAGGTCCTCGCCATGCTCAAAGTCATCGGACACCCATCCCAATATTGGGGATTTCTGCGAGACCCCCGTCATTTTGGACATCATGCTAATTTGGACTTCTCGGGAACAGAAAGTTTTCCATGGGGATGCAGATTCCATGTTTCGTGACAGGGCAAAGAATTCCTCGGTCATCTTTGTTAGGTCAGAGACCTTGACTCCAGCGGTAATCAGTCGCTTGATCTGAGCGCGGAATGCTGGTCGTTCACCCACGGGGGTTGTCTTCCCACCGACCCTGCGGGCGGTGAGTTCAAAATGATCTAGGACTTGTGAAATTTCACTGGTGGTTTTCTTTAGGGCGATGTTCTCATCCCACGGTCGGTCATTGTCAGGGTCGGCACCAAAAGTGGGCATAGGTTCTCCTTGTTGTTTTCTCGGGCGAAGCCCACAAAGGAAAATGTCGTTAGACATTTTCCTTTGTACTATATCTAAAGTACTATCTATAGAGACGCGTTGTCCCTGCTCACAGCCTCGTGGGGGGTTCACTGGTGACCCCCCTGGTAGGTCACTGGTGACCCCCCCTTTGTTTAGGGTCAGGTCACTGGTGACCCCCCTCTTAGGCTTGCGGTAATTGACAATTATGCTCTTCCCGCGGTTTGCCGAGAGTATGGTTGAGGTTACCACTTTATGTAATTCTAACCACTTAATTGATCGTTTAACCGTAGACTGTGACATACCTGAAATGTTCGCAATGTCATCAATTGTCATGATCGGATTACCATCAAAAGGAGTCAGTCGGATGATGCACATGAGAATATGGGAATGGGTCGGATTGCCCTTTTTAACGATCAAATCAATCGCCCATACTGGGACCGCCGCAAACGGTCCGTTAAGTTTTCTAGACATGGTGGCTCCTTGTGGTGTCGGAAAGCATACACAAGAAAGGGGGAGAAGGTGTTGCACACACTGTTTTCTTTCTGTATGATTTACACACCGAGTTGGTGGTTCTCCTCGGGTTCGCTGATCTCCTTGCTCAGCGTGGTGGTTATGGATGGGGCGCTATAGTGTAGAGTTATACTATAAGCGCCCCATTCCATACAAGGAGTCCACATGGCCCCCCGTAAAGCAGAAGACCCAAAGCGGACAGCACAGTATTACCGAGATAACCCTGAGGCTCGTAAGAAAAAGGCTGAAACAGATAAGAAATTTAACGCTAAGCCTGAGCAGAAGGAGAAGCGCCGTGAACTCTCAGAGGAGCGACGCAAGCGTGGCATTATGGGTAAAGGTGGGGATGATCTGTCTCACACAAAAGATGGTAAATTAGTTAAGGAAGACCCATCCAAGAATCGCGCCCGTAACCGAGGAAAGAAGTAACTATGGCAACTAGTAAAAAGACTGAAGCGTGGACACGCTCTGAGGGCAAAGACCCCGAGGGTGGACTTAATGAAAAGGGGCGCAAGTCCTATGAAAAGGCAAATCCTGGTAGCGACCTTAAGCCACCAGTAAAGAAGGAACAAGCCGCTAAGTCTCCAAAGTCAGCGTCTCGTCGTGCCTCTTTTTGTGCGCGCATGGAGGGTATGAAAGAAAAGAACACTTCATCCAAAACTGCCAAAGACCCTAACTCCCGTATTAACAAATCTCTTCGTGCTTGGGACTGCTGATGGCTGCTAAAAAGAAGGTATGGGAAACCAAAGACCCCACTAAGTCTGATAAGAAACTAACCCCCGATCAGAAGGCTAAGGCAAAAGCCGCCGCCAAGGCCGCGGGCCGGCCTTACCCTAATCTTATTGACAATATGAAAGCGTCTAAGAAGGGAGGTAAATAATATGTGCACAGCATGTGGATGTGGTATCAAAGACAAGAAGGACCCTGGCTACGGAAAAGGTCCAGCAAAAGCCAAAAAGGCACCAGCCAAAAAGTCTCCCGCTAAAAAGAAGTGAATAACAAAAACACCCCCCGAAAGGGGGGTGTTTCACATTGTGGCTACATTTTTAAATGAATGTGGCTACATCGCAAGGTGCTGTACTGCACTCAGCAGGTCTTCCACATGAGTGATCCTGTCATTAGCAAACAAGTAGCAAATTGAAGAACCATCAGAGCGATAGATGACTACTGAGGTAGCGGATGTTTCCTCAATGATTGCTGGCTCAACCAAACCAATGTCATCAAGACCATTCAGCAGGATACCAATGAGTTGTTCCTTGGTCGTAGTCTTCTCAATTTCAATACCAAGCAATTTAGCCTGACGGCGCAGTGAAGCAATTGGTTGTGAGCGTAGTTCCGCCTCAGTGAATGCTCCCGATTCAGGAGCGTCAACAAACTCTTCAAGGGTTTCAACAACTGCGGGCGCTTCTTTAATTTCCTGAACATCAACGACATCAATTGGTGCAAGTGCATTTGTGAGGTCCAGCAAACGGATACCGCTGGCGTGAGCCTTAAGTAATGTGTCCTCAGTTTCGGGAGAGTCATCCCACAAAACGAGCAATGACTTTTCACCCGCTAATCGTTGTACATAGTTGAGTACTGCTGAGTTTGCATCCTCAGTGTCTTCCCAATCCTTGGCATCTTTTAAGACCGAGCGCGGAATACGATTACCGACCATGATGTATTCATGACCGAAGTCAATGATTGCGGTGTAGACGCGGTCAAGACTTTCGTCAGGCTTACCGCCGTACCACGGCAGGACAAAGATACTGCCATTGACTAGTTCGGACAATGAGTCTTCAATGATGTTGAGACTGGCGTTACCTTTTCCGATAACACCAATAACTTTCTTGGTGGGCATGTTGTTCTCCTATTGGAAGGACTGGCGTATTGATGAATCACCTACGAGAGTGATCAATCGCAACACCGAGTGAGTGGCACTGGCAATTGTAGCCATAGCCAACCCACTAAATACAACATCCTCTGAAGATATGAAGACAGAGATAATGATTCCCAGGATTGCCCCAGACAAAACAATGACCCAACCATTAAGTTTCTTTGGTAAGGCACTTGTAATGATATGGATAACTTTATAAACGGCTAAGCCGCCTATAAGTAAGGTCATAATGCTGCTCCTGTGTATCCCGGAATTTGATTAAACCTCAGACTAGCAAGTGCATAAGTTGTTTCGGTTACAGGAACTATGTATTCAATCATTCTCTTGGTTGCCTCAACTACACGACGATAATCAGCAGTGTAGTACGAAAACTTTGTATGGGCCGTACTTGCACCCCAACGATAATCAGCCGCTCCTGCACCACCAGCCGCACCACCAAGCCACCCACCATTATCACTGTTGCCATCAAAATATTCACCAGGAGATGATGGCTCAAGTAATGGTTTACCGACTCGCAAAGGAGTTGTTGCTGTAGCCGTGGCAGTGATTTCTATATGATACAAGTATGAATTGCTTGGGTACCAAGGATAATTATCAACAAACTCTAATTTCCAATATTTACGCTTTGCAATACCTGAAATTACTGTTTCAATATAAGGAGTCGTGGCTGAGGCTAAGGTGATTGAACCATCTAGATTCTTTATGCTCACTTTAACAATATTATTTTCATAATCATCAATTGATAAGAAATAATCAGTACCACTGTTAATTGGTGTGTACTGCATACCACCATTGTTTACATCCGTGGATAATGTGACAGACGCCGAAGTGCTTGGCGTTCCAATAAACACTCTATTTGCAACAGCGGCAGATACTGTGCCAGAGGTGGTTGCTACTCGCCAATAAGCCACAGTGCTAGTTGCCTGTGATGAAGTACTCGGTGTATTTGTAAACTGCGGATCACGGACCAGGTTTAACCTACGAGAGTAAACATCTATGTAATAAGGATATCTATTTAGTGTAGTAACTTTATTAGGAATAAGGTATAAAATACCTGTATCAGAAGATCGGGATGCAATCCACATATGTAAGTACAAGTCTGTTGTACCTAATGAGCCATTTCCACATACACCAAACTCAACGGGCCACTCAAAAACACTCGTAGAACCAGTCGTAGTGGTTCTAATAAAGTTAGGAAGTGTCGTAGAGGCACCCGTTAACGGAGCATAGGAAACTGATGCGCTTGGTATTACTGACGCTCCTAACCAGCAACCAACAACGCTTGCCCCCAAGCCGCTGTATGCTGCACCAAAATCCATGTACAAGCGACTTGCTTGGCTAACACTTTGTACTTTTGTTTTTAAGCAAGCCATCTGAACGCTTGCGCCACTTGAATGTGTGATGGCTAAAGCCTTAGTTGTCGTAAACATATTTGAGTATGGGTAGGCACTAGCGGCGGTCATGGTGTGTGCTGAACTTTGCAACAACCACTGGTTAGTAGCAGGAACAGCGGATGCAGAGGTAGTTACTGATGCGGAAGTCATAGCGTGATGAGTACTAGTCAGTAGATCAGGTTGAGAGGCGTTAATACGGGTATTACAACCGCTGATAGCCGTAATATATTCCTCTACACCAGTAATCAAACCCTCATTCTGAGTCAGATATGTAAAGTCAGCAATTAACTCACGGAGTTTTGCGGTACCTAGATCAGCAACTGTCAGCGGTAACCCTACTTCTACAGCCAGTTTTTCAACCATTTCGCTGTTAGCAACAAATGGGTCTTTTTGTCTCATCACATAATCAATGATTGTTTTGATGACATTGATTTCCCAACCAAAGACATCAAGCATGCGTTGTAATGGTCCGGCTATTTTAAGGTGCTCAGGGAGACCTACTATTTTGTTATAGTAAGGATCATTTGTGGGGATTAATAGATTAGTTAAACCAATCTGCTCGTCCTGAACTCTGTAATGTAATGGTATTCTTCGGAAAAGATTGTCAGAGTAACCATAATCCTTAGGTACAAGTACCTCAGTTGAGACAACTCGTTCATACCATGATCTGCTATCAGTTGATTCGTACTTAGCAAACAGCGTGTAGTAAACCCATTTACCACTAGGTAAGTCAGTATGTGTAAACGACGAGGCGCTATTCTCTGCTTTTATTTGAATAAGGGATGTACCCTCAGCAAGTGTTTGCGGTGGCCCAACTAACGAATAGCGCAAATCTAGCGTTGTAACAGCAGGTATTGACACAACCGTTGTAGCCAATTCTGTTGTAATGCCCCATGATAGGTAAACCTTGTCATAGTCAGTTGGTGATGCTGATAAAAATGATGAAGACCCAGGAACACTTGTTGGAGTAGTCACATAGCCATCAGCCCTTAATGCCGATGGGTTATCTGCACCATAGTTAACAGAAGCAGCCTGAAGAAATGATCCAGTAGTACTAGCCGCACTACCAACATTACTTTTTAGTGTAAAAGATATACGGGCCATTAGACTGCTGTCACTCCTCCAAATGGATCAATATCAACAATACCTAATTTAGGAAGTTTATTAGACGCTACAACAATTTTTCCATTTGTATCAATTGTAGTAGACCCACCTGATGTAGTTGTAAATCCCTTAACAATCACATAGTCAACCCCAGCAATAGACATTGCTGTTCGGTATACCTCTCCCACCGTCACTGTCTGTCCGAATGATACATTACTAAAGTTGAATAACTCTTCTAATGCAGATTTTACCTCTGCTTCAACCACTGATTGGATATAGTTAGATTTTACATACAAGTCTAAGTAATTATAAATTTTAGTAAAACTAACTGAAGAAGGAACACTAATTAGCGTTACCCCAAGCATTGCACTTTCTAATAACTCTCGTGAAACACGGTCACGCAAATCTTGAGCAACACTTACTGAGGCAGCACCATCAGTTAAGTATGCAGTCTGATTAGCAATAACTGTTGCTGTAATAGAGGCACCAGTAGACGCTGATCCAAGATATGAAATAACAGCCTTAGATACACCTTGAGTTATTAAGGCAATATCACCAAAGTCTGACAAGGTTACGGCACCATTGCGGGTACGCACAGTACTAGGAATAGCCTGTTTAATAGAATCAATTGTTTCAAAGTCTAAGCCACCACCAGCCGCTACAGCATTGGTTACATTAGTGATTGTTGGATACAAACTATTACCAATGGTGGTGATAGTTCCTGCTGAAACATTACCAGTAGACCCAGACGATTGAATGTAAGTAACTGTAATTGGAGAGTTAATTGGTGGAATTCTTCCGTTGATTCCATTACCAAACACAACCTGAGTTACTCCCGAGGAAGTAACCGCTACTGAGAATACTGAGTCATCAGGACCATACGGGACAAGGCTGTTAACTCGTGTCCAAGTCTTAATTTCTCCAAACGAACCTTCAGCAATATTAACAACTACAGATTCTGCATCCACACTTTGGCGATAGATGTTAAATCTTTGACTAGCATTACCAGTACTTTTAGTTGAGTTAGCATTACTATCTGAAATAGCAGGTTCATCCAAGTATTTAACACCCTGACGAACAACTACAGTACCATTTGATAATGCCGAAATGGTTGTTGCTGTTTCATTAAAAAAGTACAAACCACTCGTTGACACAAATGGTGTATTTGCCGCAATACTTACAGATGCCGCACCACTATTAGTAAGCGTCAAAGTAGCAGTTGATGAACGCATATAGTTAGGGGTATAGCCGTAGAGGCTTGCCATTGCCAAAACGCTTTCGCGCTGTGTAGCAGTTGTTAGAAATGCTTCAGTAGAAGCGCGGTCAATGTAGTAGTGCATGATGTCTGCGTTGTACGCCCATAGGTCAATCAATGTTGACATAAAGTCCGAGGTGTCATTTCCAGACCATTCCGGAATAGAACTAGTGGCTCGTTCCTGGAGGGACAAGCGGATGGCGTTATAGTCTCGCGCTGTGTAATCAAAATTAGGCATAGATATCCTCACTCAAGAAGTCGCTCACACTCAGTGTAACACTGGATTTTTGTGATGGTAATATTTCATAAAATACAGATATAGATATGGATGCCTGTGTATTTGACATTTGGCTTTGGTCATTATCTGATATAACAATATCTCGGATAGTCACACCACGAACATGATCAGAGATTTCTCGCATAGCAACTTCTTTAAAATCTTCCCAAATAAGTGGGTCAATTAATTCGTAAAGCATGGCATATGCCCCAACACCATAATCAGGGTGCATGACTCGTTCTTCCCTGGATACTGTCAGGACATCTAAAATCTGTTGTTTGACAATGGCGTCAAAGTCACCAACGGTGGCAACTTTTCCATTTTTAAATTGAAATGGCATATATATTGCTTTCATTTTATATCACCTTGTGTATTTTTATATAAATCATAAATACACAATGAAACATAACTACTCATAATAACTGTCAAAATAAGAGTTATTGAAAATCCTTTAATAATTAACTTAGACATAGATATCCTCCATCTGTCTAGATGATCGCCAAGTATTATTTACAAACGCTGATTCTGGTACCTCAGGCATATTTGACCGCATAGTCATGTATGCATTGATATCGTTAGTGTCGTTTCGTGAAACTGTCATTTGGGTAAAGAATTCGTCACGAGTAACCGTATGCGTAACTTCTTTTACATACCAAAAACCTTCAAAGTTAGATTCAAAGTTAGAGATACTAACGATCCCACCAGGTAGTACTCCCGCAGTTCCAGTAAGAGATAACCTTGCGGTAAGGGTGCTGATACCACGATTGTGTGCAGAAACAAGAGTATCTGCCATAGTAGTAGAAGTAGCATTAACACTGACGCTGTCAGTAATTCCTAAATCAATTTGTTTACCAAACCCCGTGGTCTCACTAAACTTATTTGAAGTGTAGGTATTACCTTGGTTATCTAATACGGTTGCTGATACTGAATGTCCACTTAATGGGTCAATAGAGTCACCAAAAGTACCTTGCATGGATAATATTACTGCGGGGTATGTCTTAACATCACCATTACGCGCTTTAATGTTTTTTAGTTCATGATAAGAGATTTGTCGGCCCAATGAGTTCATAGGGTTCCATACATGTATATGTGTTCCATGCATTGACACAGATAATCCATACATTTTGGCAACCTTATTTAGGAACTCCCAGTCTGATTCTTCCGACTGGACAATGCGGGGGTAAGAAAATGATTCGGTCACAGAGGAAACACTGAACTTATATTCGTCTGCCAATGCTGTAGCAACACTTTGAATAGATGCGTTTTCCCATAGTCGTGTCTTTTTAGCGCGCATTTTGTAGGATGCACCCATACATACAAGTTCAACCAACTGAAAGACGCTTCCATTGATAATGCCATCAGAGTTTTTAAACGAAGGCTCAACTGAGGCAACATATCCACAGAATTCATGCTTATCTATGCCAAAGCCCCAATAACAAAGAACGGGTTTAGATAAATATTCGGTAAGCAACTGTGGTGGCACTCCAGCCACACGGACACGCAGGATGTCATGCTGGTTCTCAGCAAGACCTAATTCTATTTGAACAATAGACATATATCGCATAGGGGCGTTGTCTATCACAAAGTTAATATTTGGTGATATGCGACTATGCGATGTAAAAATCATTTGATTGGAATCCTAACCAAAGTACCCACAGGGATTTCATCAGGAAAAGGGACATGCGGGTTTAGGTCCGCAATCTCCCAGTATCGTTCTGAATCAAAAAGAGCACGATAGGCAATGCGATCAAAAGTATCACCCTCAATAGAGGTATAAACATAGTACCTTGAACCACTCCCATACTTACGGGTAGAAATGTAGGAACCACTACCATCAGGTGATGGTTGCGTGGAATAACGGGATATTGATTGCACAAACGCCATGGTTATTTAATTCCTTTTTGAAAATCAACATGTTTAAAACATATGCTTTTTGCGTACAAGGCGCTGGTATCTTTAATAGTTGTTGAGTACACCGATTTATTAGAACTATTTGCCTTAGATATCCTTGCAGCAAATGCTATTTCAATATCCAAGATCAATGGCGTCATTAGTTTATTTGCAGATAGTGCTCCGCTTAAATATAAGTCTTCTGCTTTGTCCTTTGATGCACCTGATTCTCTAAATATTCCATTAATTATATTGTCGTAAGCAGGGTCTCTAGTCCTATCTTCACTTCCATAACTGCACCATTTTTTCCATGAGTCAAAATCAGTAGCAACTGCTTTTTGACCAGTAATGTCCAAAAGAAGAACATCACGACTCATAGTGGAGCCATACTTAGTCCCTGGTCCCTTTTTTGCACCTGATGCTGTTACACCATTTTGTTTTTCTTGATCTTTTTCAGTACCTGCAAAGGATCGCCATAACTTAATTGTTGGTTGATGTTCAATAGATAACTCATAGTTTGAGTCATAAAACAGTTTATTAAGCCCTTTGTAATTTGATGGTTGTCCTTGGAATAACTCAACATTAACAAACCCAGCAACTAACAGAAATGTTTCATAATCTAATATTTTATGAATTTGTTCGTAACCCCTATTACTCAACACTCCATCAAGTGGGTTATACAATCCATAGTTTCTTTCACTATCGTCATAGAAATAGGCATTATCTAGTGGGTTGTTAAATGGTGGATGATCATTAGTGCTGGTACCACCAACAGCAATTTGATACTTTCCTGACTCTTTAAGTGCCGCAACAAGTAGATCATAGTCAGTACCCTTTTTAATTTCAGGTAATGGAGTAGCACCACCAGCACCAGGTGAATTAGGAGCAGGAATCAACTCATTTAGTGACTTTGTTAAGTATGTATCTTTCTTAGCAAAACCAATATACTTTGCCTCAACAGTTACATTAATGGTACACATAGTTGGTACCATTTTTGTGTTGAATTTAGTGAAGTTGACAGAAGATGATTGAATAAATCCATCAACCATAAACATAGATGAGAAGACAATCCGAACAGGTGTGCTAACTAGAAAAGCGCTGTTTCCTTTAACTGCCTCAAATGCGCGAGTTGCTTCTGTTTCTGAAATAAAGTTAGAAGTTGCAGATGCTCCTGAAGAAGAGTCAGCAGGTTCCCATGTACTAGAAAGACTGGTCATCTTAGATAAAGCAGAAATAATATCTTGAGAGATACCCTGACCAATAACACTGTCCATAACCATTAGGTCTGCGAGCACACCAATTTGCCCAACATCTTGAGATGTTGGTGTTCCTACTACTTTTTTTTCATTTCCAGGAGTGCCAGGAAAACCACCACGCCAAGGACCACGGTCTTCAGTTGTTTGTTTACCTGAAAAGTTAGTGTGATTATTAACTTCCATTTCTCGGTTAAGCAAAATGTCAAATGAGAAAGTGGCGTTACCTGGAGTTGCAACTGAGAACTGTCCTGGGTCTTGGAATAACATGTTTGTCATCCCACTAGAGAGTGAAACGCTACGCATAATGCGTTCAGGGTTAAATTGAAAGAAGAAGCGTCGGTTAGGCAAACTCTGTGCTGCACCAGTTGGAACTTCATCCAATAGGCACCGCATAAATCCTCGGTGTATCGTGGTATCTGTTTTCCCAATACCAAGGTTTTTACGAAGTTTTCCTGGGAACATAAACTCAGGATTGTCTTTATCAGTGCGCGCTAAATTATTGTGATTACCTGGACCACTTACACCATTTGGCAAGTTGTACCACTGATTTGATGTATAAGAGTTAATTGCCATTATGCACTCCTCATATTCTTTAATCGCATTTCGCGCTCAATAATCATTGTTACCTCACGGGCAATTACCTGTGCATCAGCCTGTGGGTTACCGCTTCCGTTTACATTAATGATTGGAGCAATATTAAAAGTCGCCCCAGTTGTTAAAGTAGAAATACTCGTGCCGCTACCTTGCGCTGAGGAACGCATATCAGGGTCACCGCTGTCACTAAATCCTGCGTTTGTAACCACCTGTCGGGCGGCGTCAGCGTTAGTGCTATACATTGGGTCCTTACCCTTATAAGAACCCCATGCATAAAAGTCTTTACCGCCAGACATTTGGAAGGCGGCTTTCATATTTGCTGCTGGGTCATACAGGTCTTCATTACTAGAAAGACCAAATTGCTTAAGACGCGCTGGACCAAGATTACCCAACATGTTGATCTGCATGAGACCATACGACAAGTCTTTGGTGGCGGCGTTAGGGTTATATGACCCAGCGTTCCACCTACTTTCACGGTAGGCAATAGCAACTGCTTTAACTAGGTTCTCACCACGGAATCCAGCGTTGTATGCATATCGTGCTACATCTTCACCAGTTAATTGACCGCCAGCCTTAGTGGGTGCAGTTGCTGTACCACCAACACCACCTCGTCGCCGTGGACTTCCTCTGCCACCACTTAGCCCAGTAGAGCCAAGGAACCCACTTGCGCGAAAAGCAGAGATAGCGTCAGCCATACTCATACCCGCAAAAGATGCAGTGGTTACTCCTGAAGTTGTGGTGTTGCCACCGCCATAGGAGTTACTGGCATGCTCAGTCTTTCCTGATGGACCACTTCCTGATGACATGGGTTCACCACCCCATGGTCGCCCCTGTTTTTCGTATTCAGTACGACCGTTAGGAAGTTCCGATGGCTGGACATGCCAAGGCTCCCCCATACTGTCAAAGTGCTTCAAACCAAATCGGGCGGCGTTAGCGGTAACCCATGCCAAGTCGCCAGTTAAGTCAGCGGCAAGACCAATTTCGTGCATTGATCGCCCAGGAGGAGCGGCCTGAGCGCCACTCACATGCTCCCAGTAAGAACCATCCCATTCCCAGTTTTTCTTACCATTAGAATCAACGGCGCTACTTGTCTTACGGTAACGCGAGCGGAACATAGTTTCCTGCTCGGCCTTACTACGATAACCCGTACCAATACCGACCTTGCCACCTGATGCCGCAATTAGTTGATCAACTCGTTGTTGCATTGTGGGGTGCATTTTTCCTGAGCCACCAGAGGGTCCTGGATCACCAGTTCTACCGATTGACGGTAGGTTACGACCGGGACCTGGGTCACCATCCATGGCGCTACCAACCGCAGTTGCGGCGGCACCAATTAGCATTAGTGGTACACCAACAGCGGCTCCAGCGCCAGTAGCAGACAAAGCCGCACCAGCCATCATTGCGGCTGGGCCTACTGCCTTAAGTGCACCACCAGCCAACTTACGGTTAGGTTTGGTCTCAATGCCTTTACCAATAATCCCTGAGAGCCTGGATTCAAGTCTCCCAAACATCTGTTCAAGACTCTGAGTTGCCTTTTCAAGTTTGGCAAAGTTGTCCTGTTGAGTACCATAAAAGTCTTCTTCACGGTTAGTTTTAACCTTCATGGTTTCTTCAATTTGAGTAGAGAAGTTATCCTCAATACCCATCATCTGCCGCTGGCTTTTACTGGCTGGGTCATACATACCCTTGCCACCCTTGGCACCATATTGTTGGTTTGCCATGGCATATTGAATAACTAAATCTTGAGTTGCAGAGTCAACACCCATGTCTGCCAAGCGGGAGCGCGTGTTACTACCCTGCTGTAATGCTCCACCAGGGTTTTTAAGGTTCATCAAACCTGACGACCTTGCTAGGTTTTGAATAACCTCAGTACCGCTACGCTGACCACCACCTGGCTTGTACAGACTTTGACCAGTCATCATAAACATACGGTTAGTGGTTTGGGCGCTACCCAAACTAGTAAGCATGTTAGTTACTCCTTGGGAACCAAGGCTATATCCCGATAGGGCGTTTAGACCTTCAACGGTAGAAGCATTACCGAGGGCACTAATACCAGTAGAAGCCTGCATTGCCATTAGATTATTAATACCACCTTCACCAAGGCGATAGTTAGTTAATGGTTGGCGATAGGCATTACGAACACCAGCGTTACTGAGACCAGTAATCTGTTGGTACATAACCGACATCTTGTCAGCGGATGAGGAGTACTCATAACCGCGCGCAATACGCGAATCCATTGCCCCAACACCAGCACCGATTACATTACCAACAGCCATTGCCCCCATGGCAATACCGCCCCCAGGGCTTTGTTGCAGCATCTGCATTGCAGACATACGACCGCCACCACTTGCGTATGGATTAAGGCTGTAGTTAGTGTTACTGCCAGTGGTAGATGCTGGTCCACTGTTAACCAGCACTGGGTGTCCTTGCGATCCCTGAGCAACGCCAGTGGTGACGCCCCCAGTAGTGCCAGCAGTAATACCCTTTAGAGCCGCGGCGGCCTTAGTTCCCTTAGAAGTAATGGCATCTAATGATCTAGCAACACCAGCAAGAGCAACCGATAATGCGGTGGCCTCTTGCGTCATCTTTGCAAGACGACCTTTTCCACCAGTAATGCTAGGGGTAGGTGTAGAACCGTTTCCCGCTATGTTTGGTTCTGTCATGACTACCCTCCATTACTTTGCCACCGTGCTAACTTTCCCCAGAACAGCCGTTCTCTGACGGGCATGTTCTTTATCTCGTTTAAAGAAAATCCTTTGTAGACAGTGGCTATGGAGTTGTATTCCCAGTATATATTATCAATATTAACCAAATAAAAGTGAGACCCAGTCAAACATCAATGTAATCTCTTCACCACAGTGTCCGCACGGAGCATTCACCTCCCGAGGACTCGGGCCAACTTTGGCGTTGAATACTGCACTGATAATGGTAGAACGATCCGCAATGCTTAGACTTCGTGCCCATTGTTCTTTGTTAGACACATCAATCTGAGCGCAACGGGCGATCATCATGGTATTTTGTTGGGCTGTATTTTTACCTGAACGACCAATCCGTGCGCTGTCATCCGAGTTAGGGTGATTCAAGATAAGTGTTGAACCATCCCTGAGGATAACTTTGATCTCCTTACGGGCTGATTCCTGATCTCCCTCAATTGGGAAGTCGGAATTCAGGTCAATAAGTAGATCGTTTGACTGGTTGCAATGCGGGCACGAGACTTTGAATTCTCGCGTTTCACCGTATGTGGCACGGATAACTGCCAAGAATAGTAGGTCACGGTCCCCAATAATTAACTCGTTGAGAACTGCTGGAGTTTGCTTAACTGAAATGTCACCAATTGAGACAACAACGCGCTTCAACAAGGCAAGTACATACTCACCATAGTTAGAAGTCGTTCGGGCTTCCATACTGGAAAGGAACTCTTCGTCCTCACCAGTCATTTCCCGAACGATTGCATTTGTAATCCAATCACTTCCTAATTGAATTCCACGAATAAGTTCAACACCTGTGTTGGGTGACTTAGTTATGGTTGGCGCACTCTCCGTAGAGATAGCGTCAAAACTTTGTACATCTTTCATATAATGCTCCTTGTTAATTACTTTTAATGTAGCACTCTAATAAGGGTTATGCATCAGGTTGGGTCCCAATTAATTTCAAAACCTTCATGGTTAACTGTCATCTGCTGGATCATGATTGAACTGTTACCAGCATTGAGGTCACCTAATGCAAAACCAGCGGGCCAAGCGTTGTAAATTGTGAATTCAAGTTTCTTGTTTCCAGGAACAACATTACGACCAGACGAACCTGGATCAATTGCATAGCCAGCGTTACCGCTACCATCTGCTGCTGCCGCCGAGAACGGGTGGTCATAAACGGTAACAATAATGTTACAACGGTAATCATTACGACTGCCAGTGCTACCAGTATTGTCAGCAAGAGCGCCTTGGGTCCAGGAATGCATAAATTGCTGCCAGCGCCACAACTGATCCTGCTTTTCAAACACACCACGGCTAAATGTAATGGGGTTGAAGTCAGACTGACCAATCATCTTGTGAGGATGAGTATTCATACCACCTTCACGATAAGGGATCATTTCGTTGGTAACACTTAGTCCAGTAACAACGGCAAAACCAAGGTTGCCGATACCCGTGGTAGCGTCTTCCAGTTCCCCTGTTGGGATAATTTTTACCGTGAATTTAAAGTCACGCAATGGATCGGTACGAGTTAAAACTGCCATGTTTCTCCTTAGATAGTTTCAATGGTGGTAGTTCCACCAAGCCATTGACTTACATTAATAACAATAAATTCTGCTGGGTACAACAATGACACACCGATTTGTATATTCACTTGTCCGTTATCAATAGATGTCTGTGTGTTATTTGTGGAGTCACACACAACATAGAACGCTTCGCTTGGAGTACGACCCTTAAGTCCACCTGATCCCCATAGGTCAGCCAGGAACTTATTAAGTTTTCCAGTAATACTTGCCCACAAACGCGAATCGTTGGGTTCAAAGATGGCAAACTTAGTGAGGTCTTTTGAACCATTCTTGACATAGTTCAGAGTACGGCGTACGGGGATGTACTTGTCAGGCTTAGTTAAGTTCAAGGTACGGGCACCCTGGATAATGATTCCAGCACCAGGCACTGCCTTAAAGGTATTGACACCTGAGTCATACAGCAAGCCGACTGTTGCTTCTGAGAATGTGGTAACAAGCCCGAGAGCGTTACGAACTTCAAGGCTGTAACCTGCGGGGGCTTTAGCAATTGTGCGCTCTACTTCAGTACGGGCAAACATACCAGCGACTGCACCGCCTGGGAATGTATTACGGATTGCTCCGACACCAGTCTTAGTGGGGTCAGTCATTATCAACATTGGGTAGTACATTGCGCCATAACCCTGATTAGCATTATAGGTGTTAGCCACTCCCGAGATATCAACCTGTGTGGTTAGTGCTGGGTTTGGGTCAATGACTACAAACGAGTCTCCGCGAGTATAGGCAATCGCAAGAGCCTTCTTAACAATTTCGGAACGGAACTGCCCAACTGCATTGATAATGAGGGGCTCAGGAATATCAACCAATTTATCAAGAGCGGCGGAAAACGGGATGTCCCAGTCTGCTGGGGCCGCTTCTCCAGCAGCGGCTGCTCCTTCAGTTCCACCAGTAAGTGACTTTGTAACAAATCCAGAAACGCTTGCGTTGCTGTAACTGAATCCAGCAGATGCTGATGTCTGTGCAACAAAGTTAGTGATCTTCACATACGAAGAATATGTGTTAACAACAGTTGGTGCGTAACGGCTACTGCTTGGTGATGGACTGAGTTCATTCCATGATTCAACCTCTGAACCATTCAATGATACCGACAAGTTAAATGTTGGGAAAGTATTTGTAGCCACATCCAACGGCGTAGTGCCAGCAGCCGTAGTCAACGAGATGTTGTTACCAAAGGTGCCTGGATCAAGAGCCGAGGCGCTAAACAAGGATGCTGATGCAGTACCCGTATTTGCCTTGTAATACATAACCGAACTAGCAGTGGCGGTAACCGCATTAGCGTAGGCGGCACGAGATGCATAGCAACTACGACCACCATTGGCGAAGAACTGGTATACGGCATATCCCAAGTCGTAAGCCTGATTCAAATCACCAAACTGTGCGGTGTATGAAGACCATGAAGTAATCATGGTTGGGGTAAGCGGTCCACGAGAGTTAAGACCAACAAAAGCCGCAGTAGCGGTCCCATTGTCTGCTCGTACGATTGTCTTTAACGGAGATTCTGTTACATAGACTCCGGGGCGGGTATAAGCCATGAGTAATCCTCCAGTGGATTAATTAATAGGTTTCGGTCAGATTGGAGTTTGTATTAGAAATACTACTACTAATTGTGGCGACTCGCTTAGAGGCTACCATACTCGTAGTTGTCATTTCTGCGGACAATTTTAGTGTATATACTTTTCTAAATATCCTCTTTCGGTAGCCAGCCTCAGGGTCAAGAAGGTCGGCTGTAACCCAATCAAGGAGATCAAATCTGCGGATGGTTCCATCCTCAGGTACATCTATGAAGCCATAGCGCAAACGAGCGCGGTTATGGAGCATTTGAGAACTTAGTTGGCGATCATGCAAAGCAGAGCGCGTGTATGTAGATACCTGGTACAGGATGTCTACTGGCAAGAATTCCGTGGTAGTAACCACAGGAGCAGACGCGGAAAATTGCGTAAAGTTATGATGCTCGCTAGGCCAGTATTCAAGAGAATTTGGTCCTGTGTATTGTAAGGAAGCGGCCCCACTAGTAGATGCATACAACTGGACTTCTGAATGCTGGCGGTCCAAGGCATGAACAATGTCAATCATTTCAATAGTAATAAATGGGTAAGTACGCTCTGTGTCACCCTCAGGGTAACGGAAGAACACCTGTACGGGTCGTGCCGCATTTTTATCATCGGTAACGGTCATTCCCGAGAAACGGGTTTTTACGGCAGCATCTTCTGCCAAGAGGAATCCAGGGTTGGGCATTACATAACCTCGGTTAGGGCATTGTCAATGATTTTAGCAAGAATGTCACCACTATTTGCCATTGAACGGACACGACCACCCGCTGCATTATTAGGTCCACCGTACTCAAGTTTCATGTACTTTTGCTCAATGTCAGAGCCACCCTGTACGGAATATGAAAGTGATTGACCATCCGTAGAGAGTCCAACCATAAGGTGGGGGGCAACTTCAGCCCACTCGGGAAACATACCTAAATTAGAGCGCGCTTCTTTTTCATACTGTTTAATGCCATTCATAACGGACCTACTAAATTTATTATCCTTGCCATTAAAGGCTTCAACCATCTGAACAATGGGGTCGTCTTCGGAGATAGGTATTAGTGAGTCTTTATTCGCCATAGATTTGATACCAAAGGTATAGAAAGACATAACTACCTCCTTTGAGAATCTAGGCAATGTACATTGAAGACGCGCATCTCCAATACATGCATTTTATCCTAAATTTGCTATTGATGTAGGCCAAGGAAGGTTAGATACTGAATAAGCCGCGGGACCAGGATCATTGACCATTTCCTGTGAGATATAGGTTTCAATACCTTCAACAACAAGCATGACATCATCTCGCGCTCGCCCACGGACTCGGTAGGACACCACGCTGAAATAACGCCCGTCATACTGGAACATATCGTTAAGACGGTTTTGGTATTCCCAAGGGGCAGAAATACCAGCGGCTCGGAAGTCATCAATAGACGCCACAAAGTTAGTCAATTGAGTGGGTTGACGGCCCTCAGGAATAGCGCGCTTCTGATCCTCAGATTCCGTGATCATTAGGACAGGAACGACTACACCAGCCTTGTAGCGACGACCACCATTACCATAGGTACCTTCGTCGTAAACATCGTCGTAGAGGCTGGATGCTGAGGCGCTAGTGCCCAATGGTACAAACTCATACCATACGATGGCTTCACCAGCCTGAGAATGGTACGAGCGGTAATGCTTCCTGATGACGGATAACTCTCTGCGGACATCCATGGTTATCAGTAATACGCGATGTTAGAGAATGATCCAGTAGGAATTGCGCCATCAATAAGAACATCCGTACGGAGTTCTTCCTTCTTAATCTCAGTTTCCACAACCCCAGAGTCAATTTCGGGCCACAAGCGCTCAGGAAATGCGTAGTCCCCAAGTTCACGCGAGCGGTATATAGGTACGAGGTATCCCGTGCTACGAGAGTTACGGCGCAGAGTAAAGACTTCAACGCGATCAAAACCAATATTAAGGGCGGTGGCATGTCGCTTGTATTCGCCTTCCCATTGAGACAGGAGGGATTGCACCATGCGGAAACGCTGGCTGGCTGGAATGTGGATGGACTCTGATGTCATGACATCAATATCACGACTGAACTCAGTCATTAGCGCCCAAAGTGATTCACAGATCGTAGCAATACCAATGGCATTAATAACAAGATCAGACAGTTCTTCAAGACGGAACCCTAAGTTACTGGTGTGTTTTTCAATGGCCCGCTGGGCGTAAAAGGTAAGGTCACCTGGGGTAACCCATTCATAATAGTAACCCTCAACTAACAGAGTTGTACTTGATGACAGCGTGTTAGATAATCGGACAACACCATTACGGGGGTCAATCGTGTATTCGCTGGGAGCCAATGTTGAGGCTGATCCTGAACCCGAGTACTTGGCAACCCAAATAGTGCTGGTGTCAATGTTGATATGACCCAACTCATATGTGCGACCTACTACAGGAAATGATACCTGAAAGAACTTCGGAAAGTCCCGTAGATAGGTTCTTGCAATTGTTTCAACATCTGTGATGGTTGCCATGAACACCTATCTTACTATTGATCGCCGGAACCTGCTCCCGGAATTGAGTCTTGGGCGGCCTGATTGACGCCAGGTTGAGTATCACGCAGTCGGTGGACCATAAAACCGCGCTTCAGAATGATCTGCTCCGCGGCAACATTTTCAATTGGTTCAATAGGTGTATCGCTCATGTGTGGCGAATAAACCAGCGAACGCGGATGCTCTTAGAAAGGATGCTGAATGCACTAGTGGAACCGTTGCTACTAGTAGTACCTGCAACAGTTCCCACATTAATAGTGGTTGTAGTATCACCAATAACGGTGTTTACTGCAATGCTTGTAGGAATAGTAATTGATGCGGTACCGCCAGTACTAGAACTACCAGTAAGTGTATCAGCAGTTGACCTAATAGCCATACCATTACTACCTTGCTGACTCCACGGTGGGACTACATATCCTGCGGTATCATAAGTATTTGTAAGAGTTGTAGGAAAAGCCGCATTATTTGCCGATTCACCATTATAGGTATAGTGTCTGTGGGCTGTACCACTGACAGAACCAGTTAGCGTGGTAGCAGAGGCAGGGTAACCAGTCTTAGTACCAAAACTTGTTGTTCCAGACTTATTTCCAACATTGGTGCTATATGTGTGGTCGTGGGCGGGGAGTGTAGACAGGCTTAGAGTAGCCGTGTTTGACGAACTTGCTGTCTTTCCACTGGTATTAATTTCTGCTGGGCTTGCTCCAACTATACCCGTATCAGTAGTTAAGTTTGGCAGTGAGAATGAGTCACCACTTCCACCAAATGTATAACCAATAGCATTAAATAATGCTAGATATTGGTTTGAGTTAGCGCTCTTAGAGAGAGACTGACCATTACATTCAAGGTAATAAGTAGAGGAAGGTGAGGCGCTGGTGTTATATGTACCAGCAAAAGCAAAGATACTACCAATGGGAATCTTGGCGCCTTCAACATCAGTAGTTGTTGATAACGCCGACCAAACACCCGATGTAGTTTTAATGTAGGTAACGCCACCAGAAATAACCGTGTCTCCAATAACATCCTTAGCATTAGAGGTGGGGACAGACGCAGAGGCATAAGTAACGGGCGCTGAGTTTACGACGCGTTTATCCACCACATTTGCGGCAGTTAAGGAACCCGATGGGATGCGGTATACGGTAGCAATCAAAACATCAGTACTTGGGTAGTAATTAAACCCAACTGAGGCACTAGTACCACTAGCAAGAGTATTGATACTCTGGGGTAGCGTAGGGTTAGTATCGCTCTCAGCGCCCGAGATTGAAGTAGTCGTGGCAGTGCTTCCTGACAGGCGAACTACAATCAGGTCAAAGCGTGTCTGAGTTGCGTCGGCGGGCGTAAAGGAGTTCGCATCAAAAGAATATGGCACTCCATTAATAATGGCTACACCAGCGGCAACACTTACTATTGTGCCACTTGAAACCGTAACCCCACCGCCACTGCGAATATAATTCAGGGTATTCCCAAGTGCTTCAAAGTCAACCGAGTCGGGTTCGGCTTGGTTAATGTTTGAGTACTTGTTAGAGGACCCTGTCGCAGTAGCGTTGGGGACGATCAGTGCCATTAGTTACCTCAGAGGGTGTCGTAGATGTTTGAGTGCTGTACGAGGTATGAGTGGAGGTCGCGTGGGAGTTTGTAACGCTTACCGTCTACAAAATCAAAAGTCTCACGGCCCCAGTACATTTTCCATGTACCTTTAACGCGACAAGTGATGTAATCACTTGCTGGTGCGCTGGCCTTAGACTCAGTGACAGCCTTAGGGGTTTCTTCCAAGACTTCCACTGTTTCATCAATGTCATCCTGTTGTTCTGCAAAAGCCTGCGTGTTTTTACGCGATGCCATGTTTTTCTCCTGTTGTTTGTTGTATGAGATTATTAATGGTGGGGGATTGCTCCCCCACCACCAACACTAAATTGATCCCGAGGGATCAGGCGATTGAACCACCGAGGGTGTTCAAGATAACGCGGGATTCGTGAGTAATAACTCCGAAGCCCCAAATTGCGTACCAAGCCAAACCATGCTCACGACCGAAGTCAATGACTCCACCGTCACGGAGTTCCACTGGCAATGCAATGGCGTGTCCGAAGGCGTTGTCACCGATCATGATGGCGTTGAACGCGTTAGCGTTTTCTTGGAATCCAGCCGCTGAAGCGCTGTCAAGTGTGGCACCAAGTTCGTACAGAGGGGCGCCAGACGCAGTTGCGTCCAAGCCCTTCTTGACTTGCGTGGTTTCAATGAACACGACATCGTACAAACGACCGATTTCACCGAGCATGAAGTTGCCAGGTGCGGCGTACTTCGTGACTTCAATGAATTCGGGCCAGTCGCGGAGCGAGCGGCTTTGTGATGGGTGAACGAAGCAGACATAGGTGTCTCCCAAACGCGGGATGTTCTGACCAGCAAGAACTTCAACTGCGTCCTTGATGGATGCAGGCGAAAGGAAGCCAGGTGCAGAAGCAGTACCAAGGGTACCTGCGTCGTATGGGCTGATTGCGCCACGAGCCGAAGCGGCGGTGCGACCGAAGACGACCGACGGAGCGACAGGAGAGCCGCCACCGAATGGAACGCCAGCCTTGTACAAGGTGTTACGAGCCTGGATGTCCATGCTTTGTGCCATGTGGCGACCGAGCAAGCGCGATGACGAAGCCATAACATCGTCAAATGCCGCGTTGAGCAAGAGTTCGGTAACGGCAACTGCTTGACCATGTTCGGTCACGGTGATCTGAATCTGGCTTGCTGACAAAGAAACAGGCTCCATACGCACACCTTCGGTGAGCGTGGCGCCTTGTGATTCATCAACGCTGAGGTTGTTGTATCGCATGAAGTTGATGGTCAAACCAGGCTGAACGCCTAATTCGGTCTTCTTTACTGCGAACTGCTCAAAGCGCAGAACTGGCATTGCTTGGAACAAGATTTCCTTGGACCAAATTTGTTGAATTGCGGGTGAAAGAGTTGCGTCACTGGAATAGCCGGTCGTGGTAATTGAACCAAGACCTGCTCCTGTAATCGCACCTCCTACTGGGGCGGGAAGGGCCATTTTAATATCCTCCGTGGATAGTTAGTTGTTGGGTTATTTGGTTTAGAAACGGCCTCGGGAAGTCCGAGTCGCTTGCATGAGCCGTTCGCGCATTTTCGTGTACTGATCCATCGGCATATTACGGATATCATCCGCAGACATCGTTTGGTATTCCTGTTGGTTGTCCATTGGCCCAGTTGGGGGCGCAGTTACCTGCGATCCCCGCAGACGACCACTTTGGGAGGTTGCCTGCTGGATTGATTCAATTATAGCACTACTACGATCACGAAGTACTGCAATACTGTTTTCAATATCTTCTTCGCTATTACCCGCAATAAGGTCAATTAATTCTGGGATAATAGTTTCTTGCTCTTCCGTCACACGGCGTTGACGATAAGACTCAATTTGCTGGATGCGTCGTTCTTTTTCAAGAAGGGCTTCCTGCACTTGGCGCTGTTGTTCCATGTCTTCAAACTTGGAACGCCATTCCTGCTCAACCTGGTTAATACGGCTATTGAACTCATCTTCGCGCTTAGCGAGGAGTTCCTTTGCGCTGAGTTCCTGAATCTCACGCTGGCGGAGGATTTCAGACTCAGACTTAGAGCGCTCCTCGGCTTCTTTGCGAGCGACTTCGCGCTCCTGAGCGATGACACCCAATTGCTCTTCAAGGGTCTTGACACGACCGTCAGCGTCTTCAACGCGGCGATACAACTTGTCTTTCTCCTGACGGCGAATTGCTTCAACCTCAGTCTCAGTGAACACGCGACCCTCAGTCTTAGGGGCCTGCTGTTCTTGGGATGTGCTTTCAACGGGGATCATAATCCCGTCACCATTAAAGGTGTTACTCATTTTCCTACCTCTTTGTTGTTGGGCTTTTATTAGCAGTTGTTAAATAACGGTTTTATTCTTCGTTGGGCACACGACGCTGGGCAAGCCTTGCTCCGTATGCTCGTTGAATTATGTTGTTAACCATCTGTCCTTCGGCGTCACCGATACCTCCCATAGGAGGACCTGCTTGTCCTTCGGCTGTGTTTTCATCACCAGATACTACACTATTCTCTCCGTCTTGTCCGGGGAAAATACCAGTAGTAATCATTACTGCTTGTTGTATTTGAGCGCGCACCATATCTAGTGCACCTTGGTCCAATGCGTCGTCACGCAATTCCTCAAAGATTTCAAGCAATTTCTCACGGGGGAACTCTTCACCAAGAGCGCGTAATGCGCCTTCTTTGGACTCTAAACCAAGAGCCATCTTGGCTTGAACTTCGTTAAGTTTGATAAGAACATCAACAGGCAATGGCTCAGGCCAGTGGACCTGAGTCTGGTAGGTAACAGGGTCAGCGGGGTCAAGCACATACGCCTGATCAGGCTCGGGCATTGCCCCAAGACCTGGGTTGTACTGAAGCATTTGTGGTTCAAAGACAGCCGCAGTACGGATGATTACTTCGTTGATCTTTTCTAGACCCTTAGTGAAGTGAATCTTCTTTTGGTTGTACTTATTCATCATTGGCTGGTATTGGATAGCCAATGCCACGCCTGATGTATTAGAAACTGGTTGGAACTGACCTAAGGCTGTCTCGGGTACGCCAGTAATTTCATGCATGGCGCGCTTAATGAATGTGATGTACTCCAAGGCACCAGCCATGTTTCCACTGGATTCAAGGTTGAATACATTGGCTTCCTTAGGAAGACCAGCCCAGACCTTCTTAGGTCCACGCTCCAACTGGCTTGCCTTGGCGCCAGTGATGATAGTGACTGGTGCGGCGTGGTAGTTAATAATGTCCGATACTTCGGTCATCTTTTCGTTTAGTTCGCGGTTCAGAGAGATGATGTCCCAAATATCTGACTGACCCCATGGTGATGATGAGATAGTCATGTTAGGAATGTGGACAATCGGGATAACACCAATGGCATTGTCGTACTGGTCAATCAGTTCATCATTGATGTACTGCTCCACAGAATCCTCAGTCAGGATTTCGGTGAAGGTGTACACCTGACGGGTGCCCTCAGGACTGGTGCCCCAAAAGCGGTACTTCAACTTGAACCGCAGGATGCGATCACGGTCGTGTGGGTGATACTCGGGGAAACAATGCGCTGGGTTCAGCGGGATAATACGGATACGACCAGCATGGGTAATACCAGCAGAGTCAATAAAGGGTTCTTCGTAGGCGACTTTGACGAAGCAGTCACCAGTTACACCAGCCAACTGACCCATTTCCCATAAGACATAGTGCTTAGAGTTATGTTGTTCCCATACTGTTTGGAGCAGATGCGGGATGATGGCTGCGTTTTGTTCTGGCGTTTTGAACTGGATACCCTTACCAAAGCAGAAGTTAGTGATGTAGTCCGACATGGTGCGGACATAGTTCATTGTGATGTTCTGTTCGCCCATCTCACGGCGGTAGGACCAGTGGTGACCGAGGTACCATGCCCAGCACGATGAATAGCGGTTTAGGCGCGGTCCATGTACTTCAAATTCCTCATCGGCTAATTCCACCAAGCCCAAAGGCGAGATAGAAACCGTGAGGTCGCTAGATGATGCTCTGTAGGATGGTGACCAAAAGTCAACGGGCATTGGGGTTAATCCTTAGGTAATCCGAGTTGTTCGGCTAAAATTGATGCTTCTACGCCGACCATTTCTTGACGAGGTGGAAGAATGCTTACACGGCGTCGTCCCGATGTGGGGTTAATGCCCTTGTCTGTCATAAGAGGTGAAGTTCCCTCATGCCAAAATTGATCTGGATGTAGATGCGTAGGAATTCGGATATCACCCAAATAGGACTTGTTGGCTGTGGGTCCAACATTACCTATGGAATCTTGACGACCCAATGCCCCAATTTGCATAGCGGCTTCAAGACCACCAGCAGTTTTTGGTAGTGCTACAGAGGCATCTTGCTGGACAATGCCAGTTGACGGGTCATGCCAGCCACCTTGAATCATATTTGCGCCTGGGGAACCCAGTACATCTGCGTTTCGTCGGTTAAAGTCAAGAAGTTGGGTAGTTGCAGGTTCAGAGGGGTCTACTGGAACTTCAGCCCCGCGACCTGATTCGGGTGCATAACCAACAGAAAGAACATTACGAGCAGGACCACCTGCACCATGACCAGATGTGCGTATAGAAAACCCATCATCAGGATTTTGTGGCCCATGCTTTGCAATTTCAGCGGGTGACAGTTCACCACGACGAGTATCAGCGCGTGAACCTCGGTTTTTACGGCGTAGACCCATTAACTGTCCCCTGACTTCTTTATCTTTACGGGAGTAATAGACCTAATCATACCACGAGGAATATGCATAGGATTTGAACAAATCAGTATACCATCATCGTCGTAATAGAAGGACGAGTACAAGGTCAAGTACTTCTCGGCGTACTCGTCTATAACCCAACCAATAGTAATGGGGTCAATAATGTGTGGTTCGTACTTGGCTGGGTCAATCCAACCACCAGGTCCGTCAAAGGCGTCATCCCAAACGACAACAACTGCCTTAAGGTTTTCCTTGTCAGACATACGACCCCCACTAATCATTCCGGAGAGTAAACCTTACCACGGAAAAAAGCGGCCTTATTATGGATAGGTATCTGTTCATACCAAAAGGCGCCTTCGCCGTCCTCATAAGACACTACGGCTAGACCCTGTTGCCAATCCTCCACAATGGTCATTGGGCGACCGTCTAGGTCTATACCGCCCTTGGTACTGGGTACGGCACCGTCACAGCGGGCTAGTGTCCCTGGGGACGCCGCCATGATGGTCTTTGCCCCATCCCAGTCTTCTCGTGACCGTTCAGCCCATTCCCTACGGTGAATGTGCCCGTAGATGACGGATACCTTGCTGTCGTTGAGGTAGGCGTGGGCGGTTGAACCGTTAGACCTGACCTTGTTTCCGTGGATGACTTTGAGCCTTTGATTAATCCATACTTGTCCAGCAGGGTAGCCAGCCACATAATTAACCCCGTAGTCATTGAAACGGCATAAGTAAGGCACACTAAGGCAAGGCCAAGAGTCTGGAGTATTCCCCCGACGCAAGCCGAACGAAACCTTTGCATTGTCCAAGATGAAGTTGACGAGGCGTTCTTCATGGTTACCTGAAATCCAATCTATGACGGCGTTTGGTGCTATGGCACGAAGTTCCGCACACAAGGTTGTGGCGCGGTCAATAGATGCCTGAGTAGTAATTGCATATGCTGGGCTGAGACGGTACTTACCGAACTCAGGAAAGTCAAGGTTGTCACCGACCATGATGATTCGGTCAGGGTTCAATTTCTTGATAATCGCCATGGAGATAGAGAGAGCCTCTTCATCATGGGTGGGTTCCAGGCTCCCGTCAGCGTTTCGGTAGTAACCGATCTGCATGTCGGGGAGGATAACCGCTACTTTGTAACCCTCTGTATTACTTTGTATTACTTTGCGTACTGGGAGTTTGATTGATGGTCCTGGTTGTACCACGGGCCAATCAGGTCCTTCAGCCCACTTGGGGTTGAATTGGATACCCATGAGGTCGTGAACCTCAGCCTGACCTTGGTCATTCTTAGTGAGTGACTGATAAAGGGATACGCGCTTGATTGATCCCACTTCTTCAACATCAATGTTATTGCGGTTTAAAAGTTCCGCAATCTTTCCCAATGTTGCTTTTGCTGGGGGTGTTACTAGATCATCACTAAGGCTTGCCACAACTGCACTTCCCCTTTATATGTCGTTCTATGGTGCTTCGGCTAATTTGATGTCCGTGCTTAATTAGCACATTCGCTAACCACATAGAAGAATACACCTTAGACCTACCCTTACCGGGGTCAGTCATAATTCGTTCTAATGCGGTGTTTAATGCGACTAGTTCATCTCCGTGAAGTTCGTCCCTAAGGGTGGCAATACCACACCCCCAATTAGTGGGACCACGCGAGAGCAATTCGTTACTTAACTCGCTCAACCTTCTGCTCCTTATTGTGTGGCATTTTCTGGATTCCTCCAAGAACTGATAGCAACCGTAGCACCTCTTGCTCCTCTGTGTGACCACGAGGCGCAAGTCTCGTAAGATATTGTGTAATTAATGCGGCATCTGACGGGCGCATACTCTCTCCTTCTACTGGGAAGGAAAGGTTATCAGAGCCTAGAAAATGCTGTTATTGCTATAACAATTAGAACAGTGTAAGTTGTCCTTTTTCTTCAGGAGTAGGTGGTTTTTCTGTTGCCGTAGTCTCTACTGCCTTTGCTTTTTTGGCAAGTGCTTTTTGAGACTTGTTGTACTCATCGTCTTCACCAAGGTCATATCGGCGGTAATCCGTCCATGCAATTGCTTGAGCGGCTCGTGGAGTAATTGTCTCACCATGAATACCAAATTGAGAAGCGGCTCGTCGTGTGGCTTCTTCATTAAATGAATGTCTAATCTCATCAGGTTGAACTGATTTCTCAAACACACCTCTACCTTTTGCTACTACTAAGTCCTCTTGTGCGGCTCGGTGACTCTTACCAGTAGTTCCACGAGAAGCGGCTACCTGAGCCGTCATGGCGTTCATTACATAATCTTCAACAGTTTCGTCAGCGCCTACTGCTGTTTTTGGATCAAATCCAGTTTCGTCAGACGCAGACCACAAATGACCCTGACGGAATGTACTTTGACCACCTTTTCCATCTGCTTCTACAAAGGTAGGTGTTTGAGCCATTCGTCGGAATACTTCACTGTTGTATCTGTCTTCGCCTTCACTAGCGAGATGTGCACCACGAGCGTAGTTACGAGTTTTTGGAGTTGGTCCGCTAACTTCATCAAAAGTTTTACCACGGGCAATAGCAACGGTTCTAGTGGCATTATCACGACCCACTGAATCTAGGGTTACTCCAGTAACTTCTCGTGGGGTAAACCTTTCAGAGGCAAGAGCATGACCCTGTTTATTTACCTTGCCCATGTCTTTAAGTGCTTGAGTTTCGGCATAGCCAATATGGGCGACATCAGTGTTTGAAAAATCACCAATGCGGTGTTCCCCTGCGGTAATGTCTGAATTACCCATATGAGGAGCCATCTCAGGAGTAATTGTTACCTTACGATCAGGGTCAGCGGCGATATGACCCGCTGATTCAGCGGCTAGTCGTTCTTTAGCGGGCGTATTACGGGCACTTGCGACAGCACCAGCATCAATGATGCTTCCGATTCGGGTACCAGTTCTGTCAGCAACTTCACGGTATTTCTTTTGGTGCTCGCCATACCAAAGTGCTCCCTCAGGTACATATGAGCCTGGAGCCATACGACCAATAGCCGCTTGAATAGAGTTTACGCGTGTCGCCGTTGCGTCAGCCATTCGGATTGGTGCGCCGTACACCCGCATACCCGCTTCTGCTACTGCACGATCAATAGTTGGCCTGTCTTTAGCAGGAAAATCCCGATATGAGGGGGCTTTTGTAGGTAATGGGTAGCCAGGATCAACAGGGCTATCTCCCTCAGAGGCAACTCTTTTTGGGGTTGCTAAACGCTTCTTTGGTGCTGGTTCTTTCTTAGCCATTACAGAACCTTAAACTTTCCTGGGGTATATGAGTTATGCCCAAATTGACCAGGGGCATAAGAAGACTTACCAGCCTTATAACGGTTATAAGAAGACACGCCCTTACGGCGCAACTTATTAGAATCAAACTTCTGACCAGGATTAGTGATCGTAGACTTACCGTACTTACGGCCTTCTAGGTCTAACTTCTCAGACTTGAAGTTTTGCATTGGATCAAGAACGAATTCACCAATACCTGATGCGTAGCGGGGCATGTTTAATGACCGCTTACCGCCAAGTGGGCTAGGTATAAATGGGCTAGAAATCTTGGTAGCAACACCAAAATCCTCAGCGCGCGCCGTAACAAGTTCATTACCTTTTTGGACGCGACGAAACATCCCCGCAACTGCCGCATAAGTGGACAGTTCGGGGGATGACCCAATCGTACTACTCGGTACTGAGCCAGTTACCGAGAAACCCTCGGCGTTGCTCACAATCAGTCGTAAACGACAGTTGGGTTCGGGCGGTTCATGTGACCACCCGTGTTGTACGAGAATTCAAATTGCGGGATAGAGTCTCCAGCCATTGAACCCTGTACAAATTCACCGAGTACGCTTGGGGCTTCAATCCACGAAGACGACCCGATGTGGGCGCGCTCGCGCATTGTTTCCTCAGCGTACTTGTAGAACATCTCAGGGTTGTTATGGTTCTGTCGCATGGGCGACGGAGCGGTGTCCTCGTAAGCACCAACGCCGAAGTCATAAGGGACATCGGTATCGGTGGCTACGCCTTCTTCAAAGCGGAGCGGGCCACGGTTACCCGGGATGCTTGGGGCGTACGAACGCTCAAACACTGGGGTGCCTTTTTCTGGAAACATGGGAACAGGTGCAACTGCCATCTATGGATTCCTCCTAGTAGGGGTTTATCTTTACTTATCGTACCATAGTTTACCTGTAAAAGGGAGAGTTAAATGACTCAACCATTGGCATCACTTCTAGTGCTGTCATACTGCAAGCAATTGCAAGAGAATCTGGGTAGTCATCAAAGGCACCCTTCTCATCAGGAGCGGCGGCTAGTAGATATGGACCACGGTAAATCTTTTCAAGGTCGCACATCTGCTGGTTGAACTTCTTCCATGATCGGGTACGGCGCGCCTTGGAATGCCCAGGAATAATCAACTGCTCCCGTTGCATTAACTCGGTTAGGTGGACCCAACGCTCGTTCTGAGTTTTGGCGTCAGACGAGACAGCCAAGACCTCAATCTCAGGGAGTAGGAGTTGTAGTCGCTCGGTAACAGCGCCACCCACGCCTTGGGAGTCCACACCAATGCGGTAGACATCAAAGTTACGAATGAAGTCAATGATTTCAAAGTATTGCTGTTCCCACTCAACATTGTTGATTTCCAACCAGTCAAGGACGCGGTGCTCAAAGAAACCAAACCCATCAGGGTGGTCCCAGTCAACCCACACGGCAGTAGCCACGGTGGAGTCATTAGTTCGCGCCACATCTATGCCCATGACAATGGGGCTACGCCACCACTTCTTCACAATAGCCATAGACGGGTCGTAGAGGCGCTCTAGGCGTTCCTCGGTAACAAACATACCCTTTTCCAAAATCCACTTGTTGCAGTAGGACATTTGGAACTCGTCTGAATCTTCACCAATACGGGTCTTTTCTTTAGCAATAAACTTGCCGTAGTTATCGTTGTATTTAGCGGCAACTCGCCAGTCGTATTCAAAGTGAGACTGCCTGTGGCCCCGTCTGGCGTTTGTGTCACGGCGCTTATTAAACTGGATCATCTTATAAAAGTAAGACTTATTCCTAGTAGCCGTGCCAGTAAGAACGATTGATCCGTTGTTGAACGCCAACATCGGCTTAATTGATTTAGAAATCATGAACTCGTCAGCCTCTTGGGCTTCGTCAATCATGACGAAGTGGTAGGTCTTAGATTCAATCTTTGCCTTAGGGTTACAGGTCTGCATACGGCAAAGCGATCCTGACTTCTTCAGGCTAATAATACGACCCTTACCGCGGGCGCCACCTGATGCTGCCTTGTCGTCAATCTCAGGATCAAGCAGGAAGTTCATGGCATGTTCGCTAGTCAACTTGCTGACGATACGACCAAACACGGTGTCAGCCTGATCCTCAACAGGGGCGAACACACCGCACCAAAAGCCCTTATCAAACTTACCCAGCCATGTGGGGTAGACCTTGGACAGGCGCGGGAGAATGACCATCATGGATGCCATGACATTAGAAAGAACCTCAGACTTACCCGACTGGCGGGTAGCAACGAGGGTTATTTCTTCACCGTCGCCAAGGACAATTGATTCAATGATCCGATAAGCAATTGGGACCTGATAAGGGAACAAGGTGACATTAGTGAACTCTTCGGTAAAGACGATTAACTTCATGACCAGTTGGTCAACGAATTCCGTAGATGTTTCGTCTAGTTCTTCCTCTTGATAGTCACCAATGTCTTCGTTGTATTCCGTATCCTCAACATCTGATTCTTCACTCATAAGAGTAAGTATAAAACAAAAAGCAAGGCAGTATTACTTACTGATATCTCTGGAGGAGATTTCTTTTAATATCTCGTGGAATACTTCAGCGGCTTGGAGTACCTCATCGTTAGTGCCATCACGATAGCGCCAGTTGTCAAATGACTGACAGGTGTAGATCAGACACTGCTCTCCCCATGTGGCTAACTCACTCTTAGTCATCTTTTGGAGTCGGGCAATCTTTGGGAGATCAGTCTTAGGCTTGCGTCGCATCATTTCCAGTCCCTGATTTCTTTTGCTTTGGCTTTAAGGAATCGTCCCTGAACGGCGGTCATTAAGCCATCGTCATCAGACATATCAGAACCTACCTTAGAAAGACCAATTTGAAAGGTATGTTTCCTAAGTTTTATTTGGATGCCCTTACCTACTCGCCAAGGTGCAGATGTCTGGCGCATAAAACCAGGTGCAATAAGTGGGGTGCCAGTGGGTACCACATCTCTGTAAATCCAGTACACAGGACCTACCGACTGAACGGCATTCATGGTGTCTTTAAATATCAAGAATGATATAAAGCAACTGATTAGTAAAGCGATACTCAGCATGAGTGACATGGATATAAGACTTATAATTACCCAAACGACTGACGCCAGCCATACTGATATGGCTAGAAATGCTTTCATTGTTATTCCTTGTTGTTAGACGGGCCAATTGCTCTTAGTATAGCCAAATGGTTCAAGAATCTGCTTAATACCCTTACCTTTAGAACTGTATTCACGGTAATTGCGGTAGATATCTAATGGCATGGGTCCATATTTGTAAACGCCACTGGTGGCTCCAGCGCGGTTACGAAACATCACATATGTATAACCAAGGATGTTATATGAGGAACCACCCTTAGAGCGGTCCGTCTTTTTAATCCTAGAGAACTGCTTAGAAAGGATATCTATTCCCTCATCAACGCTATCTCCAATACCCATGTCTTCAGTTACTTCATCCCTAGTAGCAACGGGAATGAACACATGAGCCACGACGCAAGAACTCTTTGTCGGACCCATGTAGTACTGGTCCACTGGTTGTACCCAGTAGACATCAAGGTCGCCACCGCTTGGGATAAGGGCGTTTAAGCCCTGTGCAAGGTCAGTAGGCGGCAAACGGGCGCCCGTAGTTTTATCTATGCGGCCCGTAGAGCCACCGTCTTCTTTTCCTTGTTCTAATCTGTCCCACAGGCTTTGAACCCCTGGACCTAATCCTCGTTTTTTAGTTGCCACTATTTATCAGCCGAACATGGCTTTCCATGTCGTCGGACCAACAACACCATCATAGGTAAGACCTTTGGACTTCTGCCAGTTACGGACAAGTTCATGGGTCTTGGCGCCAAAGTTACCATCGGGCTTTGCGCCAACGATTGCCTGAACCAACTTGACGGCGTCACCGTTTGAACCCTGCTTAACGGGTGTTCCTGGGTAGGTAAAAGTAAGTGCGGGTGCGCCCGCTGGAGCAGGTGCTGGGGCAGAAGCAACTGGTGCGGGAGCGGGTGCGCCATTAGGCGTGGCATCACCAAGGCAGTACTGCCAGTGCCATGCCTCAAACTCTTTTGACTTTGGGTCAGAACCCTGCAAGTAGAAACCGTATGAGGGTGCATTAGCGCACATCCACTCAAAACAAGCGCCACCCATTGATGCGGTCTTTCCGCCCTGATCATAACCAAGGTCAATTGCTAGTCCCCAGCCATGGTTTGAACCCTTGAGACCAGTGGGGTCTGGAGCGGCTGAAGGGGCTTTGCCTTTCTTGAGGTACCAAGTCTTACCATCATATTGGCGCTTTACGCCAGTACCAGTATCTTCGGTGACATAGCGATCAAGAAACATTGATAACTGGCTATCAAATGAGCGGTAGTCGCCCACATTCTTCAACTTGAAGCCAGCGGCGAGAGCGGCGTCGTACAACTTATTGAATTGCTCTGCAACTGGTGCGTACATCTTTCCGCCAGTCTTAACAGAAGCCAAAACGCTTGGGTTCAACTGACCATTCTTGTACTGCTTAAGTGCGGTTGGGACCACCAATTTGATGCAGGGGTAATTCATAAGTATCTCCTTTAGGCTGATCCACCGTGGATGCCAGTAGTTGTCTTTAACCAGAATACATTAGAAAACTGGTCGTCGTCGCTTGCAACAATGATCATATCACCCGGTGTGGGTACGGACCAGACACCACTAATTGCCTTACGATCTACATAAGAAAGAGGTAAGTAACTGTTTTCGCCCATAACATGGGGCAAAGATACATAGATTTCACCTGTGGTGCTATCAGATGATTTAACAAGCGCCCTATAAATCTTGCCACCTGGATTAAACATTGGATTCTTCCAATTGTTTAATTCTTTCAGTCAATGACTGAACAGTTGCGTCAAGTTCTTTAATAGAAGCCACTGCTATTGCAGTAAGCGCCAAATTATCAAGTCCTGAGTATTCCCCGTCATTGTCAATACTTGTTGCCTGCGGAATCACTGCACCAACTTCCTGTGCAATAAAACCGATATTCCCAATTTCCCAGTTCTTGGTCCACGGGCACGGGTTTTCGGCGGTGCCCTTACAGTTATCACGAGCGCAATCATGCCTTAGTTCATCGGACTGGTATGGCTCAAGGCCCTTTGAACTGCGGATTTTATTAAGACGGGAAAGGGCCATTACTCGTCGTGGGTCACTCGGTAATTGAGCAAAGTGGAGTTCTTCTTTCCATCTATAGTTGACAGGTCGTAATTGGCGCACAATATTTAATCCTGTTAGTATTTCGTCTTCATTAACTGCCGCCCCCGCAGAACGAAGCGTCAATGGGAAAGACCCGATATCCTGCTTGATATTGGCTGATGACGGTGCGATGATATATGCATGAAGCGAGACAGCAACACTGTTATCAGCATTTTGCAAATAAACAGTATTGCTTGATGCGCCAACACGGAACTGCGGAGCAACGCCACTTGCCCATAATGCCATTCCTGCGGCAGCGCCACCATACCCACCCTGCAATGCTTGACCCGTGTGTCCAGCATCAAAGGTACTGTATTGCCCCCAAAAAATTGACGACACAAACTTAAGTGTGTTAGATGAACCTGCGGTAGTAGCAGTAGCAGCGTTACCAGTAGTGTTATCGGAAGTTCTCGCACTGTCAACACGAACACCATAAGTATTGAGACCATTCCAACCCATAAGAGTTGGATATGTACTTGACCAATTAATCTGAGGATTAGTATTATTTACTGCACCACCCGAAGGGGAAGTTGACTGCGAGGCGTCAAATATTGTATGACCATTTCCATAGTGTTTCCACACAAGTTGACCAACAACAGCAGAGATTGTTCCGTTGGTACTCCAGTTACCGGAATTAGTAGAAAGATTAGTTGCTGTAGTAGCATTACCTGAAAAAGTAGGTGCTGTTACTGTGCTGGTAAATCGCCCAGTTCCCATGACATTCAATGTATTGGTAACTTCAGAGTCATTAGGTTGTGCGCCAATAAGAACATTATCTGCAGACCACATATATTTAGTTGTGCCAGCACTATTGCCACGGAAACCCATACGATATGAACCCGAAACCGTTTGGAAGAAAGACCATCCTGTTTGACCTTGCAACACAGGACCTTGCGCCCAAGGAAGTGCCGCGTCAGGTGTGTTTGCTGTAGCAATAAATGCACCAGTTGAACTTGAAAGACCGATATTGCCAGAGACAGTTAATTGACCGACAACTGACAACCCTGTTGAGTTAAAGGTTGCCACAGTATTGTTCACATATTTAATTCTGACAGTCTGATTAGAGAAAACCGTGAAATCATTATTGGCTGTGCCAACACCCGACACAGTGTAATGCTCACCAATTCGGGTAGTTAAAGTTGGATAATTGGTGTTGGAAAGAACTACCGCGTAAGCATCAGTTGTTATATTTCCTAAAGTTCCTATGTTTACAGAGTTATTAACGGCAGTAATACCTGTGTAAGAACCGCTAATACGCGCTGATGGGATAACGCCAGCAAGATCACTAGCGTCTGTTACATATAGAAGGCTACTCCACGCCGTGGAACCAGTGCCGACCTTAAGTTTTCCTGTATCTGTTTCAAAGCCCGTCTCACCAATGGCAAGGGTAGGGTTTACTGAGGCCCAATTAGCCGCAGTGTCACTTCTCAGTTGTATTAAGTCGTTCCTCGGCACTATCTTGCCCCTTCTGTATAGCGTCAATCGTAGCCTCTAGGACTGCGATACGCTGGGCCTGCTGTGAAATCTGGTTCACGAGCGATTCAACTACTTTATTGACATCTAGTTGTACATTGGACATTTTGTTCTCCTTAGTTATGCGAGCGAGTCGTGCTCTGCAGCAATGGCAGCGTGTGCAGATTCAATGATTTCAAGGTTACTCGTAAACTGAGCGACCTGAGTCTCTTTTGCCTCATCGTCAGGAAGGCTTTGTGCCACCAACAATGCGGTTTCATTGCTTAAATACTCTTGTTCCAACTGATTGAGACGACCAAGCAGAGCCTGCTTTTTTCCTTCTACGGGGTCAAGTGTTCTAAATTCCATTTTGTTTCTCCTGGGTTAGGTAGGTTTTATAGTTCCTGGTTGCTAATTTATCACATGCGCCTCGTGGTTTGCGCAACCGAGCGATACGCTGGATTTGTTGTAAAACCTTTTTTGCGCCTAGTTGTACATTAGACATTAGTTATTCTCCGTTTCAAGCCATTTTAAAAATTTATCATATATGTCAGGACTGTAGTTTGCTACTGAACTAGGAAGATGAACCTCATCAACTATTTCCGTGGTGTCACCATCAATGTCACGCAAAGCGAATACGCAATACCAAACAGTGTTATCTTCTAACGCAACAATCTTATGGCGCAATCCCTTGCGGATAACAATGAATGTTGGGGCAGTAAACTGTTTGGGTTTACCGTTGTTTACTGTGACTTCAACACTACCGCTAGTAAGTAAACTAATGTGGTCGTGCGTATGTGCATGACCACCAAGAATATCTCCAGCCTTTTCCATATAGTTCTGTCGGACCCAAATGTTTCCGACGAACCCTAGTTCCTCAATCATTCAAATACCGCAACAGTTGTTTCGGGTACATTGGCTTCACGATGTTCAAACAATCCTGTTTCGGAATTGTATGCGTCGTTCACTATGACGGGTGAATCTTCAGGTAAAGGAATGAAAGTATAAATCTTTTCTAGAAGTTCATCATATTCATATAATACAACATTGATAACAATATTGTCTTTTAGCATTGCGTGTCGTGTTCCCATAATATTATCCAAACCAACTAATAGCAATGATGCCTTGATTTCCTGCATAACCATTATTGGCGGCTCCAGAACCCAATCTCATTACCGAACTAGCACCGCTACCGTAACCACCGTAAACAGTAGGAGCAAGACCTGATGATACAATCCTAGTTTGAGGTTCCAAATCAACTAGGTAAGTTGATAAAAAGTCAAGATTCAAACTGTTTTGCACTCCATTAGCACAAGAAACAGAACCAAAAGTAGTACTAGTAGCATACGAATGAGATTGCGAATACGCTAGATTAGGAACTACATTTCTAACTACTATTGGTGATTGACCAGAGTTTGCATACGCAGAATTACTACCGTAACTACTATTGTTAAGTTGATATCGTGGTGGTGCTACTGCCGCACCATATCCGTATCCACTACCCCAGCCGTATGTGCCAGAAATAACCCAATCAGGACTTTTTGCGTCATAAGGATATTGCACGATACTAGTATTTCCACTATTGCCACCGTTAATTCCAGTACCGCCTGTACCGCCTGCACCAACGGCTATTCCCCAAGGTTGAGTAAAGGTAGTGGAGTTAGTAGAAGAATATGAGTCACTATAAAAAATAGCCTGCACGCCACCAGCACTACTACCATTTTCTGAAATAGCAACTTGCGAACCACTAGTCGCCGCAATGCCACCCGAGCCACCACCGCCACCAATAACAGTTATAATAGCCATCTTAGCATTAGGGCTTACAGTACTAGGAGTAATTGTCGTGCTACTTGTGTAATAACTAGTACTAAGAAACTTTAATGAACCCGCTACAGTAGCCCACTTAACACCAGTAGCCGTAGAACTATCAGCAGTCAACACCTGATTGTTAGTACCAACAGCAAGTCTAGTGGGAGTACTAGCCGCACTAGTAGCAAGAATATCGCCCTTGGTAGTAAATGTAGACTTAGGAACAGAAACATCAGTTGTATACGCTAGAGAAGTCCACGCTGTAGAGCCATTACCAATCTTGAACTTACCTGTGTCCGTTTCAAACCCCATCTCACCAGCGGCAAGCGTAGGGTTAGTTGAGGTCCAGTTAGCGGCGGTATCACGCCGTACTTGTATGAGTGCGTTACGAGCCATTATTCGGCCTGCCATTCTTCGGGGGTGTTACCTTCAGCGAGCCATGTTAGATACGCCTGCCATAAAGGGTTCTCGTCATATTGTGTTATTTGTGCGCCATCTTCAAGCATCACAATCTGAAATGGTTGCCCATTCATATCCGTAACTTGTTGAGTAAAATATTTCATCATAGTTCCGCCGATGCAACCCAATGACCATACATATTACCACTAGCATAACTACCACCTATTTGCACATAGGGTGTAAAACTTGTATCTGTAGCATAAGCAGTAGTCGGGTTAGCCGTACCTGTCGTGCCGCTAGTATTGCCGTAATCCCAACCAGTTAAGTTTGCGCCACCACTACGGTAGTAAGTAATTGTCGTAGGAGTAACTCGCATCGGCACTCTTAATTGGATTGTGCCAAGTAACAAACCATAAATATTGCTACTCCCATAGAAAGCATAGAAGCCTGCGTCGGTTGATGTACCAACAGTAACGCTAGTACCATAACTTTTCTGAAAGTACCGCTGACATAACGCTAGTTCAGTTTGCATAGGTCGCTGCTCAAAAGGTGTAGCAACAGAACCAACCTCAAGTTGCACCTGCGTCACCTCATACCAAACCGTGTCCGCAACTGCGGTGCTACCTAGATTTGTAAAACCAAACTGCACGCTAACATTATTTGCGCTACTAGATATTGTTCCTGATACTGTGTACTTTGTCCATGTCGTTGGTAAAGACCCGTTAGTAATGGTCGTACTACTACCGCCGTCGTATCCTGTAGTTCCCATAGCAGCATCAGTTGTTGAAGTATTCCAATTAATTGTACCGCCAAAATTTCCATAAGGTGTTGCGGTTGATGATGTTGCAGTTGCGCTAGAGAACCTAACCCAAAACGATAATGTTACGGTTTTACCACGCAAAGGTATTGAGTCACCTGACTCTAATGCGGTGTCTGCCCACATTCGTGTTCCACCAGCATTTTCAGCAGTAGTGCTACTACCAACCTTTAATGCATATCGTGTTTGCATACCAGTAACAGGCGTAACGGTAGTTCTTTGATGTGAGCCATTTTGGTACTGGCGAATTGTCCATCTATCAGCGAGATATGACCCTGCATTTAGATATGTCCGTGCTGTGCCTCGTTGCCAAAACTCAAACGAACCGTTAATAATCTTGTTACGGAAACCCTGATAAGGACTATGGTAATCCGTACCCTGAAGGAATTGCGTAGCCTTGGTTACGCCGTTAACATCAAGTTTTTCGGTTGGGCTAGATGTACCAATACCAACACGGTCATTAGTTACATCAACATACAATGTTGATGGAGGACCAGTAGCAGTTCCTCCCGACGAATAGGCTCCACCCGTAGAGCCATTAAATAACGAAAAGAAGAATTGTGTAGAACTGACTACAGTTATGGTTGCCGTGCGGTTGAACGAACTCGGTGTTATGCCAGTTACCGCAACAGTGTCGCCAGTAACAAAATTATGTGGTGTTGAAGTGTTGTAGTTAGTTGTTCCAAAACCTGAACTAAATGAAGCGCTAGATATAGCGACTGCCCCTGAACCTGCTTTTACTGTTTTTAATGTTGTAGTTCCAACTACATCTAGTGCTGTAGAGGGTGACGATATACCTATACCAACACGATTATTTGTTGAATCAACTTTCAAAGTAGTTGTATCAATAGTTAAGTCACCAGTAACTGCTAAAGAACCTAGTGCGCCAACAGAAGTTAAAGACGACCCAGTAACAGTTGATTTAATAGTAGTACCAGGGAGAGTTTCAGCACTAAAAGAAGTGCTGTTATAGGTATTCCAAGTAGTACCATCATAAATCCATGTCTTATTACCTACCGTGTAGGTGGCATTAGTTGTTGGTGTATTGGGAAAGTCAATTGCCATTATGCGCTACCTCCATCTAGTCCAGAACTTGGTGAACCTACTTCAATCCAGAACGAATCATAATACACATACATTGCGCCAGTATCAGATTTGTACCATAAGTTACCTGCAACTGGTGAGGTTGGGGCAGTATCAGATACCGCGATTAGAGCAACCGTACCTGAAGCATTAGGAAGCGTGATAGTTCTATCAGCGGTGGGGTCCGTAACACTCAAGGTTGTTTCAAAGCCATCGGCAGTTGCGCCTTCAAAAACAACCGACCCTGTTAGGGCAATATTGCCTACGACATCAAGTTTTTCGGTTGGACTGCTTGTACCGATGCCAACATTTCCCGCACCAGTGATACGCATACGCTCAGTAGTCTTTACGGCAGCATCATTAGTAGCACCAGTACCTACACCAAATGATAAATATTCAGTAGCCCAAGCACCAGTAAACCCTGCTGAAATGTCTGCTGCACGACGAACGGTATTATCGCCAGTTCCCACAAAAGTAGGATAGAAAGAATACCCAGCAAGTAATCCTTGTGCGGATGAGTCTGCTCTTGCACAAAAATTATGGGAAACACCATTACCAAAGTTTTTGATACTGTTTACTGGACCAACAAAATCACCTGAAGAGTTGACTGTTACTAACGCTGTTCCACTTGAGTTTTGTATTTCAAACAATGAACCTGATTGTGATGCAGCACCCTTAACAACAAACGCTTTATCGGCAGCAGTTGTATTAACTATTTGTGCCATCGCACCACTAGTTAGTAACGCGCCTACACCTAGACGACCAGCCATATAGTTGGCTGCTGTACCGTTTGCCATAAAGTTCCAGCGACCAGTACCTGAAGCAATATCGGAGTAAAAGCCATAGTTGTTTGTTGCGCCAGTCATTGCAGAGTCAACAACAAAACCTATTTGTGTTGTGACTGTAGACCCAGCACCAAACGACACCTGTGCCGCCTGAAAGTGAAAGAGCGAAGAAAGTGTAAAAGCAGAAGCAACAGTATTTGCACCACTACGGTAATAGGTGGCTGACGCCGTAACATCAGATTGTATAACACCATTGTTCAAAATACCAAAAGAAGTAGTTGCGCCAGTTATCGTTTTAGTTAAAGTAAGAGTGCGACCAACAGAAGGTGTAACACCAATACCAACATTGCCTACGGAGTTAACTTTGAACTGTGATGTTCCACCAGAGTCCTGAATATCAAGGAAGTCACCTGATTGTGATGCAGCACCTTTAACTACTAAAACTTTAGCGGCGGCAGTAGAAGTTGTAACTATTGTTCCGTTTGAAGCGAATGTGGCAATGTCTGTAGTGCCCGAACCAATACGAACATCAAATGCGGCTGTGCCACCAAAAGCAACATAGCCCATATCGGTTGCATCAATAGTTCTTTGGATTTTTGCTTGCGCGCTAGTCCAGTCAGCACCAGTAGATACACGCCTGTATTTTGTATAAATAATGTCTTGGTTGGCGTTTGTTGCTCTAACTTGCGTAGCAATAAGTTCATCACCAGCAGTGCCTCCTAATGCACCACTGGCAACATGCAAAAACGAACTAGGTGAGGCAGTTCCGATGCCGACGCGATTGTTAGTTGAATCAACTTTCAAGGTAGTTGTGTCAACGGTCAAGTCACCAGTAACTGTTAAGGCAGTTAAAGTACCTACAGAAGTAATTGCTGTTTGAGCCGCACCAGTTACAGTTGCAGCAGTACCAGTAGTGTTTTGGTTGAGAGTAGGAACATCCCCTGCACTAATGGTTGCATTTACCCAGTTAGTTCCGTTGTATCTTACGAATTGAGTCGTAGCGGGAGATGTAATAACAACATCAGTAAGGTCGTTTAATGCCGCTACTGCTGATCCACCGACAGAAGCCGCCCCAAACTTAGTTCCGTTATATACAAGGGCATCACCATTAGAGGCTCCTGCGGTATCAATTTCAATGCCCTTAACCTTGAGAGCCTTTAGAAAGTTAGACATTGTTGTCCTTTAATGACGGATTAAGCAAGAATAACGACTCGGTACTGGTTGGCAGTCGGGGCAGTTGCAAAAGAGACTGTTGTGGTACTACTGGTGTTCACGACATCAGCGTACACAACTTCTCCAGTAGATACTTCATATACAGACACAATGAGGTCAGCAGTAGCCAAACCGTGTGTAAGGGTATAAGAAGTAGCACTTGTTGACAAAGTGGCGTAATGCCTTGTTTTGGTCCATACGGGGGCACTAGCACCTGCGAGTAACTGGTAGCCAGTTGTACCTAACGCAAGGGTTGAAGTGGCTCCTGAGCCAGTCTGGTAAACAATAGAACCAGCGGCACCACCAGTAACATTGGTTGCAGTCGTGGCAGTTGAAGAGTTACCCGTGTACTGGGAAACTGAAAGAACTTCAGTACCAGCAATCTTTAGGACTTTGCCCGATGCGAGGTTGATGTGCTCGGAAGAAGTCCATGAATCAGTAGCGTCAACCCAGTTCCAAGTCTTGTCTGTACCACCCCTAAGAGTAATACCACCACCATCTGCTAAGGAATCCAGTGTGTTACCATCTGCCAAAACAATGTTCTTATCATCAACACTCATGGTGGTTGAGTTAATTGTGGTAGTTGTACCGTTTACGGTTAAGTTACCCGCAATTGTTACCGTACCTGCGGCATGACCAATGTTGATCGCAGTAGCCGAACTACCAAATTCAATGGTAGTAGCCGCGGTAGTAATAAGGCCAAAAGTAGTGCTGGAGGTGGTAATTGAAGTTACGAACGAGGGGCTGGTGTTAAAAACAAGAGAACCAGAACCAGTTTCATCTGAAAGAACTCCCGCTAGTTGTGCTGATGTAGTAGCAGCAAACTGAGCAAGAGTGTTAGTAGTTAAGGCCACATTAGAAATTGCGCCACTAGAACCATTAACTGTGGTTACACCAGTACTTGAGGTTAAATAGGTAGCAGTATCAACTGACCAAGTACTAGAACCATTGGTCTTAAGGAAGCCTGCGGTACCAGTAAGGGCGGCAATCGCCGTAAGGTCAGCATCTGCTGGTTGCCAGGTGCCCGAACCACCAGATGAGAGTTCTACCCATGCGGAGCCGTTGTGATACTTAAGTTTGTTAAGTCCACCGTTGGTATCAAAATAGATACCACCAAGTTTTGCGTTAGCGGTAGGAACAGTACCTAAGTTATGGATAACGGGGTTTTGGAGTTCGTTACCATTTAAGTTGATGTTTGTTAGAAACTTGGACATTTAAACCTCACGACAAATAGGCTTTACCGCCAAAAGAGGCGTTAAAGGACACAGAAAGTGTGTTTGCTGATATATATGTTACATCACCAATTACAAGGTTTTCCCCGCTGTCTACAACAGAAACTGCTGGGTAATAGCCTAAATTATGATTTATTGTCCAAGTGGATGCTGACGCGCTTTGTGTGTGTATATAACTACCTGAAACAGGTAATACGAAGTTTAGTACTTGAGAAGGAATGGTACCTGTAATATTTACGGCGGCTGTACCTGTAGTAACAGTTCCAACCGTTAGAACATTAGGTGGACCAGCCACACCAGGGTCGTGTATCTCCAGCAGACGATCAGCGGGTTCTGAGACCACCGAGTCTGTCTTAGTGCGGGTAACCGTAATAAATTTGCCCGCGGGCTTGGATACCTCTACAGTGCTCATGCTGGGGGCGTAGACACCGCTTGCTGGACAAATAGAGTTCCCGATGCGAGGTTGTCCCAATCCCCAGCGGAGTCCTTAACAAACAGGTCAAATGCGTGATCACCAGCGGGGATACTGTTCTTATCAGAAATATGAATTTCTAAGGTAGCGCCAGCGGCGGGGGCAATATATCCGCGACGGTTAGCCGTTAAGGCAAGTATTGTAGCCTCATTGGGAGCGGTGGCGTACCAGCGTAGGTCTAGGACCGTAGTACCTGCGGCGTTCTTTGCCTGCATATATGCGTCTGTGACTGCAATAATGACATCATCGGCATCGCGCCAAGTAAATTTACGACGGAAGTCCACATACTGTTTGAATCTGATCTCCATTGCCTGTGAGTCCTCCGAAGGTGTAATATCGTCCGATTCTGCTACTGAAATGATTCCACGGACGACTGGTTGGGTAATTGTTGGCGTTTGACCTGTGTAATAAACCAATCGGTTGCAGGTAGCAATAACATCAAATTCAAGATCGCCAACTGGTAATTCTCGTGTCTGCTCAGCGGTCAAGCAAATCAGTATTTCACCCTTATTAGTAAGTGTAATAGCAAATTCACTAACGGTATTACCGCTAGTTTTAATGGCGCCACGGGCCTCAGAAACTGCTACCAGACGGTGCGTACGGCGATCTTTGACGACGACGAGTCTTTCCCATGGTAAACCCTTAGTAAGTGTATATGCGGCCCGATTCGTCATGGTCTAATAATACCTCATTCATCGTCATCAGGGGTAAATACTCCTGCCATATGAAACAACAATGATACTACTGCAATGACTACACCAAGGTCACGAGTTGACCCTGAGAGTGTAATAAGAACTAATCCAGTACCTCCAAGGGTCCAGGCCAATCCTGATGATTCTTTCCATAATTTCTTAAACATGGTTACTGCTTTCGGGTCACTGGGGTGGGCATTGCGAATATAACTGCTGTTGCCGCGACTATTGCTCGTCGTGCCCCTACCGAGACCGCTGATCCCGTTGGCACATAATTATCAAATTGTCCGCCGAACACATTAATCTGGTCCTGGAATTCTTCTTTTACATCGTCAGGGGCGTCTGTTAGTGCTTCTGAAAGAGCCGAAGCCTGTTCATCAGACAATTCACTCGGGACGATGGCATCAATAAGTTGCGTTACTTGCTCATCGGATAGTTCGTTAAGTACTTCTTCGCTAAAGACAGCGGAGATTGATTCCTCGGTTAATTCACTTACATCAATAGATTCTACTAGTTCAGTAATTTCTTCATCAGATAATTCGTCAATTGAGGAAACTAGTTCATCCGCTAATTGATTTACTTCTTCTGTAGTGGGGTTATCAGGTATTACTGTGTCTTCCTCAGGTACGGTCGTTATAGGTGTCTCTGTACTCTCTGGAATCTCTGGAATCTCTGGAATCTCTGGAATTGTCGTAGGTGCAGATGTAACAGTCGGGGGCGCACTCGTGCTTGATGTCGTCAAGGGTGTCGGGAAAAAGGGACTTGTAGTAGTTGTAGGAGTCAGAGAAGTTTGCGGGGGCGCCACAGTCTCCACAGATTGGCTCGTCGTAGGCATTGTAGAAGGCGCCACAGTGTCCGCAACAGTAGTGCTCGTAATCTCCGTAGTCGTCGGGGACTCTGTTGTCGTTGGGACTTCCGTTGTCGTTGTTGCCTCGGTGGTCGGGACTTCCGTTACAGGCACAGTCGTTGTTGGGGCAATAGTAGTAGAGGTCGTCGGTGGTTCCGTGGATGTTGTAGTTGGTACCCATGTTGTAGTCGTCTCCGGAATAGTTGTTGTTTCAGGAATAGTAGTCGTTGTATTTACGGGATTACCATTAAATGATAACTCATATTGAATGTTCCAAGTGATACCATCACGCCAAACATCTGGTTCCCAGCAACAAGTACCTGCTCGTAAGCGGTAATTACCTGCTGGTACTTCTAAGTCAATCTTAGATTGAAGACCAATGTAATCATCATTAGAAATGATTAATTCCCCAGTATCGTCGTTGTACAACCAAAGTTGGGGGTCTGACTCAAATCCAGGTGACTGATATGTTTGTGCCAAAAACTGGGTTGGTTCTGAGTAGGAGAACCAGAAGTCGGTAATTTCCGTAATTATTGGGTTTGTATCAGCCTTAGCCGATGGTACTGGGAATAATGCGATGACTATTAAAGCCCATTGTAGTAATTGTGTGATGCGCCGAAATACGGCTCGTTTCACTTCTTCTTTTCTAAGAAGGATGCAATGTTGGGGTTACCGATAAGGGTAGAAGCCCAAGCCATTACAGCGGATACAGCGGGCATAAGAATAACTGCAAACTCAGGGTTATTACGGAAGCCGTAGGCAATAAGACCTAAGACTGCGCCCTTACCTGTCTGGTCAACGATTTGGTTTTTCATTCCGGTCCTCCAAGTGTGTGTTAAAGCGGTTCTCTAAACGGTTTTGATCCTCACGAAGGTACCTTACATCTACTTTTACTTCAGTAACGCTCGTGTGGGTATCAACAATCTTATCAGACAACTGATCTAACTTATTTTGAACGAGGGCGTGATCCTTGGCATTACTCCTAGTAAATTGAGTAATCAAAGTAATTAAAATGCCACCAATTGCGGTAACTACTGAGGCTTGTACAACTTCTGATACGCCGAATGCAAACATGACTTAACGGGAAACGGTGAGTGTCACAGACCATGAATTAGGCCCAACTGGGTAGGTACTCATCACTACGACATTCCGCCAACCCTCAGCCTTGGCTCGGCGCATCGCAATAGAGCGCACATCGCCAATATACGGGGTATTAATGTCGTAGGTGATGATCATAAGTTATAGAAGTATAACTAGTATTTTTCATCTGTTTCTGGGTTTGGCATTCTTCCACCAATATACGGGTTATCTGCATCGTAGCCATAGGTCTTCCTATGTTTACGAGCCGCAGAACCAGCACGAAGTTCTTCAACAGCATGCATCCATGGACGAGCGCCCGTGTTTTGTCCGCGGTGGTTAGTTACCGTCATCCGCGGCGACCCATGTTGCCAGCAATGGTGGATACTTCTGCTTCTTGCAACCACTGATCAGCCATGTCGCCAGCACCTTCAGGGTCACCGCTTACTGCGGGGACTGCTCCGTACTGGCCCTGCATTTCAGCGGCTTCCTGCTCGCCCATGCGACGACCACTAGTTGCATGCGTTACTGATCCACGACGCGCTCCTGCGCGCATGTCTTCAACGCCATGCATCCATACTCGGGCGCCAGTGTCTTGTCCTCTGTGATTAAGTGCCATTATAAAACCTCCGTAATTCGGTATGGTTTTATTTTACACGATATATCACTACCGTGGGTTGCTTACAAGTTAATGATTACCAGTCAAGAGGCATGACGACAATTGGAGTATTTTCACCAATCCAAGCGCCAAGGATATTAAATTCAATGAACTCCACGGCGTCTTCAAAGTCCATATTGTCACGCTCTGTCAGGATTGCAATAATCTTTTCCCAACTATAAACAGCGAGCACAGGCTCATTGATTCTTTGCGATGTGCCAATGATGGCATCGTCCAGACCATCCATTAATAGCAGGTCGTCATGGATACTTGCGAGGTGCTCGCGGATAAGGTTAGAACTCATGTGATTCTCCTAATTGTGTGGTTTTTTCTTATATTACTTTTTAGTTACTTTTTATGTAAAAGATGGACCGTTAATGCCAGTCACCCTTAGGTGTTCTTCCGGATCGTAGACCGTCACATCTGCGTCTGGACTCCACGCGGCGATACTATCGCGGTTGCCATGATAACCCCAACTTGAGAGTGTGTCAGCAACATTTTCAGTGTGCTTATTGGATTTTGCCCAATTATGGACTGCCTGATTACCTTTACCATAATGGCTCATGTCAAAGTGACCACCGTGGTCATCTAACCATTCTTCAGGGTCAGATTTACCGTAGTCATGGTAATCATTCAGCGCCTGAGTAACTTGACGCTGATTTTCTAGGTGTGGGTCGTCATTAACATCACCATATATACGCAATGCACGAGTTGGTTGTGTTGTGACAACATGGTCACCCCATGCGCGGGCGTCAACCTCACGGGTAGTCATGTATGCGCCAGGGATACCTGCAATTACATCATCACCTGAGGGTGATATACCGTGCTGAAGAATACTCTTAACATTATGTCCGCTAGTTCCATGGAATAACTTTTGGTCTTTATTAATGTACTCGTGAGCAGGCATTACTCCGTCTTTTCAATCTTGTCAAACACTGAGTTGATCTCTTTAGCGTCTAACTTACCATCATCAATGTATGCCCGCGCAAGTCCTTCAATAACTGTGGACATACCGCCGATACCAGCCATGAGGCAGGCTTTCCATAATGGTACACCTGCGATAGCGCCCGCTCCAACCACACCAAGTGCTGAGGCGGCAAATACTGCCAGAATCCTCATACCAATGGCTTTAATGTTTGTAATGTCTTTCATGACTGGTCCTCTCCAAATAATGATTGCTGTCCCTCAATAGGCTGACCGCGCTTAGTCTTAGGCGCCTTCTCTTCCTTACCGCGCCGTACGCGACCCACCAATGTATTACGCGCCTCACGAACAACATCAGGGTGAATTGCTTCTACCCCTTCGTTTCCGTCATACTCGTGCATATAATTGCTAAAGAGGGGCATGACTCTCCCCTGTTGTACCGTTGCTCGTTTTGGCACATCGCGTTTGTCAACAACACCAAACTTTGCAAGATGACGGACAACTCTGTGGCTATCCCGTGTCAGGGACTGGTCAGGGATTAACGGCAAACCAGACTCAGTAGCATCCTGATGAGCAAGAGCCATTAGGCTCATTGCCGTGGTGTTATTACCACCCATAGTTCCAGCCATCATGGACAATTTACGGTGCGCTGGTTGACCATAATCAGCAAACAGACGACCCTGACGGGAAGTCTCTGCATTTGGGTTTGTATTGTAGTCCTTGGGGTACCGTATTTTGTCTGGTGGATTGTCGTTAGCCCGCTGGGTGTCATCGTGGTGTTCTACTCTGACCATGCCCAAATCACGCTTACTATGCGGGTCAAACGCATAGTAAGTAGTTTCTGCGGGTGAACGCACACCACCAGAATCTCTTTTTGGTGTATGGAATCTACGGTACTCAATCGGCATATTTATGATTATACTATGTCTATGCATGCAGAAGCCTGGTCATTCCTAGTTAGTAAATCATTAGAGATATCCCCATCATCAATTATTGATATTGGTGGTAGAAATATCAACGGGACACCCCGTGATCTCTGGCCTAGTTCCGAATATGTGGCGCTTGACCATATTGGTGGTGATGGTGTAGATATTGTGGCTGACGCCACAAATTGGGAACCAACGAGTAAATGGGACATGGGACTCTGCACGGAGGTGTTTGAGCACATCACTCCTGAGGATTATCGCAAGATGTTAGTTACCTTGGGAAAGGCCATTAATCCTGGTGGCACACTCCTAGTTACTTGCGCTACTGACCCACGCCACCCGCATGCCGCTATTGGTACACCTGGTATGCCAGTTGATGAGTTTTACGGCAATGTGGATGTAGAAGACCTATCCAAGGCTCTTGTTGAGACCAACTGGCAGTGTGTGGATATCATTGTTGATCGCACACATGGTGACATCTATGTTGACGCCATTAATATGAACTAAAAGGGTTCTGGTACAGTCCCAATACTCACTGGAAACAAGTCGTAATGTCGGTAGTACGGGTCCAAATGGTTTAGCCCCACCCATGCTTCAGCGCGATGTCGTATATCTTTTTCACAGATACCTAGCATGGCAATGTGCTTACCTGTTGCCCACCAGAAGTTGCCACCCCAAAATGGGTTTTGGTTATCAAAGTTATTGGGGTAGTAATGACATCCAGCGGTGGTGAAACCTTCGTCTAGCACTTCTACGGCTCGTTCCCATTCCACGATGTTATAGCGTGTCATACCATTACGCCAGACTTCGTTGATTGGGGCAAAGTTAGCCGCGCCCTTGGTATGTGCATACACATAGTATGCATCAGGGTCATTGACAGCCATTTTGTATAGCGAATCAAGAGTTACTTGTTCCCATCCATCCGGGCTGGTTGTGGCGACAGTATAGTGCAAACCCCTTAAAGTAAGGTATTCCTGAGCCATAAGAATGTTCTGCGGGGTGCCCACGAACCCAATGTTCAGTGATGCAAGGTTTGCGTACAGACCATACTGGACTACTGCGCGGATATGGTCAGGTACACACATCTGCCAATTTCCATCCGCAAATAAGTGATAGAAATGATGAATTCTTTTGTCAGTCATCCCACAGGCTCAGTTGTTCAGATTTAGGCTCTGCATTAAGATTTGGTGCAGATCGCCCCATCGCTTGACGAATACGAGCCTTTGCGTGGGGTAGTCGTGAGTTTAAGTGTTGGCGCGGAGTTTGGTGACTGTATGGGTAACGATCAAGTTTGTTTGCTGCATAATTAAACCCAATACCATTATCCTCTCCCTTTCCTGGCATATCCTCATCAGAGATAGCACCAGATTTATGTAATTTACTAACTAATGCATAACTATGAGAAGAAAGATTGCTAGATGGTTTTAAAGACCTACCAGTTGTAGTTGTAGAAGCGATGTCAGCCATACCTACTAAGTTCATTGCGGATGTTTTACCAGCCAAACTGTCGCGGGCGTATAAATCAGTTACCTCAGATCGTGCTGGCCTATGGTAAGTTCCAAACATTGCTAATTGCTCCCCTGACTGAGCGGGGCGAGTCATACCCTCACGCCAAGATGCGGCACGATCATAATCATGCGTTCTCTGACCCTCAGCAATTAAGGTGTCTTCAGCCGTATCAGGGGTAAAGGTAGTCATATATGTGCTGGTAACATCTGGCTGATGAAAAATACTAGCCATAGCAATGGCTTGACCATCTTCATCATGTGCAAAGTACTCATCCGACCCACCATGCTTGGCACCATGTGACACATAGTCGGATGATCTATTTTGCTCCCGATCACTGGGTGGTGCATAGCGTGAGTAGCGTGTCATTCAAAACCCTCCAGTTGTAGTTGCTCAGCCTTGGGTTCAGTATTAAGGTTTGGCGCAGATCGTCCCATTATTTGACGGATACGAGATTTTGCGTGGGGTAGTCGGTCATCAATACTAATAAGTTCGTCATCATTAAACATATCACTATGACGACGATTAAGGAAGTATTCAGCATCATTCCTTGTAATGTCATTAACACTGTCCGGACCAATGTTGTCAGGCATATCCTCATCAGAGATAGCGCCCCTTTGATGTAAATGATTTACTAGTCCAAGACTATGTTCTGACAAACTGTCAGATGGTAATAAACTACTACCAAGTGCATCTCTAGTGGCGTTGTCAGCCATTCCTAGTAAATTCATTGCGGCACTTTTACCACGAAGACTGTCACGGGCATACATAATATCTACTTCTCTACGAGCAGGTTTATGATCTATACCAAACATGACTAACTGTTCACCAGGTCTGGCGGGAACAGTACCAGTACGACTAGTAGAAGTATCATACCCAAGAGCGCCGGGGCGAAGGGGATGACGGTCAGGGACATCTGTGCGCTCTGAATCGGCAATAAGTTTGTCTTTATTAACAGTAAGACCAGTCATATGGGTATCTGTCCTACCCGGGTGTTGTACTACTTCCACAAATGCCTGTGCTACACCGTCTTCATCATGTGCAATATAAGTATTAGTACCTGCGGTTGCATGGCTGAATTGGCTTTTGCGAATGTTGCTTTTTGTAGAGTCATGATCCATTTGATATTGTGAATGATCGCCATGTATCCGTGAGTACCTAGTCATTTGTTCACATCCAATGGATTAACGGCAGTCAGACCGTGACCGCCAAAGCGTACACCCTCTGCGAATACATGTGATCGCAGATTAGCGTTTGTTCCTACTACTTGGGTACCCATAAACTCATCACCCAATTGGTACTTCTGAGTACCAGGAATTCGTTCCCGTAGGCGCACAAGACCTGGTTTAGTGGGAACATTAAAGATTTTCTGATTGTCTAACAATACGGCACCCTTGCCACGGAACTGGACTGGGGTCTCTTCACCCTCAAGGTCCTCCACTGGCCTGCCCTTAACAAACATATTGCGGGTCTTAGCGCCATTATTATTAATAGACTGCTCTAACTGAAACTTGTCATATTGGAGGTGCGGTTGAGCCAGTTGACCAGCGGTGGTGTGCCCGAGCACCCGTTCTCCCAATACGCCCTTAGCATTTCGTACTTTGCCACCAACTGAATAGATAGGAAACCCTTGTTCCTCACTAGCGGGGCTATGTTTATGGATAGATACTTCATTGCGGTCCGTTAACTCAGACCAATCAATCATGTTTAGTTTCTGTCCCATAGAACTATTTTACCTTAAATAGTTAGTAGATGCCCTCACAACAGGCGTCTCTTTGCCCACAATCAACGCATTTATAGTGTGCATGCTCAGGACGCAATTCTCCGCCACAATAGACACACTGTGTGGAGGTATCGCATTGATCAGTAGGCATAATTAAGCGGCAAATTTTTACCCTTACTCAGTCGTATTCGCCTATCGCGATTCGCAACGGGCTGATGTTGTGGCGGTTCGCAACGGCATCACGGATATCATCAACACCAGAAAGGTGATTGTTATATTCCGTTTTTGTCAATTTTGTTAGGTTTGGTCCACCCTTGTCACGGCCTGTCCGCAAATCACGGATTACATTGTAGGATTGGCTAACAGACACTGGGGTACGAATATCAGCGCCCAGATAGGCTCGTTCTTTTCCTAACGCGGGATGAATCGCACGGAAGTGGTTTTCGTACAATTCAGAGCCTTCATTGAAATTATTAAAATGATTCGCCATATCCTCTACATAATCTTTTCGTTTGTCATCTAGATGGATTGCGAGTAGTCGCTGGATGCGGGGTAATTCTCTGTATCGTGCCATGATGTTCTCCTCAGCGGTAGTACTTGTAAGCGTGACGGATATCGTCGCGTTGGTACTTATTGTCCTGACCTGAGTCACGATTCTGTCGGTAGTTCTGAAGCATTTCCCCTGCGTCACTCTCTTCTACGGGGTCTTCAATGTCTGAGCCAGTATCTCGGCGGTATGGTCCTGCGATGGAGTGCGTCCCACGAAATTCTTCCTCAGCCTCACCGTTCTCAGGGTCGTCGTAATTGTCGTCGTTACCATATTCTGCTTGGTGTTCCTCCCGTGAATCGTCCAAGTATGAACTAAGAGCGGCACTCAAGCGGGGTAGTTCAGAACGGCCCTTAGGTTGGAACTGTTCGGACAGGTGTGCTGGACGCTTTGCAATTGCTTTTTTCATAGCCATGGGAGACTCCTTATCGGGTAATGCTTACTATTATATATCAGAGTTACTTGCCAGGTACAGGAGGACCGTCATTGTCCTGACTCCAGTCGTAATACGAGGCACTACTAACTGGTGGCTTAGATGCTTTTTCATTTTCAGACTTGGAGGTTATATAAGAACCTGTCAATGTCGCTCCAAGAAATAGTGCTCCTCCAATGAGCAGACCACCGTTCCCCCCAGAAGGGTATGGAATGCTGGTTCGTCCTCTGGTGGTGACTGGTCCGCCTCTAAATTGTTCGTTAGATAAGTTTCTGTGTTTTCCCATACTGACTATTATATATCAGAATTAGTTCTCGCTATAGCCAAAGTACTTTTTTGGTCTTCCGTACATATTCTTATACTTATCAGTGGTGTCATACATAGGGTTACTGTCATGGATCACGGGAATATCTACCTGATGACCTCTTTCTTCCAAATCTAAGGCAACTGAGAGGCGGTGGTGACCATTACCCATACGGAACTTAGTTGTGTGTGGGGCTGTCTCTAGGACAATATGGTTCATAACACCGTCAGTTTCAATACCATCGTGTAATCCTGAATCTATAGCCTCTCCCAGTTTCTCATTATGGAGGTCGCTGTAGGGGTAATCGCGTGGATCATCAATACCTTCATCATCAAGAAAACTGTGTAGTTTGTTCAAAATCTCATGTGGACGCATGAACATCTGCAACTGTTCAGGGTTATTGCCAGGATTTCTAGTCACTTTGGCGAATTGTTTGCTGATGTGTGCTCTCATTCAGTCACCAGGTCTTCCTGAGTACATACCCTCTGTCCCCGAGATGTATTCGTCATCATCAGGCTCGTAGGCAGTTCGGTCATAATACTTATCCTCAAATTTTTCAGCCATATGGGTGGAGGCTGGGTGGATAGTGCGTCCCCAGTCAATAAATGACTTGGGGTAGCGGTCGTACAGGTGCTGCATGAGTGCCTGACCGTGACCCTGCCCCTCGCGGTGACTCTTTAGGTAGTCCACCTCAATGCGCGATGTTGGGTCCATCAGCGGATCGTTGTGGTGATCATATGTGACCGTCGCCAAATGGGAACTGTCGGGGTTAGATAGGGTCAACTTATGTGAACCCTTGCCCATTTTTTCATGAATGACATGAAATTGAGTGCTCATATGGCGCATAGGATTCATACCACTTATTTTACATCAGAATAGGGCTACATTTGGGCGAATTAGGGGTACCCCATCTGAGCGTAGTACCCCCTCGCTCCTCAGAATAGGGCTATTTGGCAGTTGGGCAGTGCTTGGCTCCTCGCCTCTACCCCCCTACCGATTTCCCGACCCCACTTAACCATGGGGGGGTCACCCCCTGTTCCCCTGTGGGACTGTCCCCTGCTCACACGGCTAGTTGACTGAGTGGCGCGCATAAACCCCAATGAAATCAGGTGTATTTGCCCATTATGCAAAGTAGTTGCAAATGCAACAACCTCTATAAATGGGGCTACCTCGGGGCGTCGCGCGGTGGTTGGGGGATAGGGGTAGGAACTGACGCTAGGCGTCTCGTTATCCACAGATAAATCATTGTTATGACATATCCCCTGCATATCGGTATCAAATGACCACAACACTACGGCACAGCCCATTTAAATCGCTTCTGACAGCCTCTACCCCCCTTCTGCCCCTACCACTCATTTCCTCCCTTCTAAGCCCTCAGAGGGAAAGAGAGGGCGCGCTCCGTGTACCCAAAGCCCCTGCTCAGTGGGCACTTTTTAGCCATTTCTAACCTAACGAGTGAATATGCCCCTGTCCCGAGTCGGTACAGCCACAAAATGCCTGCATTTACCCCCATTTGAAAAGAAATCTAAAGTTTTTTTATGTGCTCTGACCAGCACTTTTGTACCAAATCCTTGGCAGACATTTGGCTCAGAGCGATATCACTTGGCATGATCTGAAGGTAAGGAAAACGAGCACCTGAGACATCTCACTGCTCCGACACTGAACTTTGACAAACAGCGAAAAGTGCTCAGACCGACAGGTAGTTCTGCCCCACCCAGTGGGAACGCCAGCCAGCAATACGGCGGTGAACGAAATGCGAAAGCAACCTGAAAGTCTGCCCACCTAGTACGACTCACCACACCATGAGACCACACCTCTGATCTGACCTAGTCAGCCATCAACGGGTGTCTGTGCAGAATGAACCTCCCACCAAACGACAAGCCAGTAGCCATGACAGTTTGCCAAGGTAAGCGTTCAGTGTCCCCTCGGGGACTCGGTAGCAGACACTCAGCAGAGTAGAGACTCAAACACTCAAGCATCACAGGCTCACGCCGTGATGGTTCTCCCCAGCAGATGTTCTGCATTACGGGAGCGACCGAGATGCGCCCCAGCGACGCTGGTGAGTGTGAGAGCGACCGCCGAGCCGATGACCACTGATGATGTTCACCAAGATCAAGTGACAAGCGAATGCACCGCCACCTGTGCCTGCTTGAGAGTCCGATGGATAACCCGAAATACAAACAACGATGTATCGGCGCCCAGCAAGCGCCAAGGTTGGCGAGCCGTTCACAAAAGATTGCAGTGCATCCAATCCCCTCGGGTGAAGCAAGGGAGGGGAGTCCACCGATCTTGGACTCATACATGATCGTCGCAATTTGGGCAGGCGCCTCGGGCGTAGGGTTTCAATCCCACCTGTCCGCCATGTCCCGACTCGGGACAGTAGCAACCAAAGGAACCACCACATGAATCCAGTTGAGCAGATATTCGCAAACGCCTTTTCAATCACCACCACCAAGGAGAAGCCAGTGAAAACCACCACCAAAAAAGCCCGTACCCACACCATCAAGCCTGTCGCTGTTGAAGCGCCTGCTGTCGCTGAGATCATTGAAGCGCCCGTTGACATCGTGGCAGTCACCGCCTCGGCAGTTGCCGAAGTCATCAACTATGACGGCGCCGTTGAGAATGCCAAGTTGGCGCTCCGCTCGGCATGCATCGCATCCAGTGTCGCCGTTGACGCTGGTGTGTCGCTCCGTACCCTTGAGGCTGAGTCAAAAGTTGCTGGCAAGAAGATCGGCAAGTCAACCTTCAGTCGCTACGCCAAGGTCGGCGCTCAGTTGATCGTTGACCCGTCGCTTGATGCCGACGACCTTCTCAACAAGGTCTACAAGGCTGAGGTCAAGGCTCGCAATCAAGCCGAAAAGGCTAAGGCAAGCAAGGCAAGCGCCGAGAGCGACACCGACAGCACCGACAGCACCGAAGCAGTGGTCGCTCTGACCCTTGCCGAGATCGTCGCTGACCTCACCGAGAATGGCGCCGAAGCCATCGGTGGCATCGTTGCCAACCTCGTCGCCTCGCTTGACGATGACCACTCAGTGTTCGCACTGCTCGCCGTGGCACTGCTTGAGGCGAGCGCCAACACGGCTCCGCTTGACGCCGACGAGACCAAGCAGGTGCTCCAAGTGTGCGCCATCACGGTCGGCGTTCAGATCGGCGCCTGACCAACCTCGGGGTGGCTGTCCCGTGTCGGGACAGTCGCCCCAACCATCACTATCGCCAACCACCACCAACGCCTGAGGAGGCAACCATGGACATTGACTACACCAAGACCACCACCGTGACACACAACGGCTGGGCATTCGTCAAGAACGCCCGCAACGAAAAGTTCGTATGGCTCCAGTTCACTGGTGTCCAGTCTTTGTACGACAACGAGGGCGATTACCTCTTTTTTGTTTTTGAAGGAGTCAATCCCGAAGAGTCCTTCAAGGGCAACGCCATCATCCATATTGACAATGTGCACGACATCTTCTACCTTGAAGAGCGCCCAGTGACATTGCTCGCAGAGAACACCGACATCACTGTCATCGGCTTTGACACCGTGCAGAAGTTAGATCGG